CAGTCAGGACCTCAGGGTGTCCCCGATGCTCACCTTCCATGAGGTCCTGACTGGTGCGACGATCTTGAGGGGGTGGAAGCTGTACATGTCATCGCTGACGGCCACCTGGTCCAGCTGGTCAGCGGCTGGAACGGGTCGGAGAATCGCAGCCTGCGCCGGCGTGTTACCCGCGGAAGGAAGGGTAAGGGCCGTGATAGTGGCAGCGAACGCGGCAGCGTACGCCATTGTGCGTTTCACTCGGGATGCCTCCTTGTTGGGTCCCGAAGCGAAACGTACTACCGCTGCCGCGTCGCTGTCACCGGAATGTGATGAATCGTTTTGATTCACGCGATTCCGCTGGTCAGGGGGGGTGCGTGAATCAGCGCGGTTCAGTCAGGGCATGAAAAAACCGCCCCCGCCGAGGGCGGGGGCGTGCTTGTGCTAGCGGGTGAACGTCATGCGGAGGTTTGCCTCCAGCCCCTGGTGACGATCCACTGTACCCAGTCTGAAGGCTGGCATCCCCTGTCACCGGGCGGGTGCGCCACACCGGCTTTGCCGTAGGCGTAGGCGGCGGCTGACGAGCAGACCACGTGACCGGCGACAAGGCCGTGCCACTGCGAGTCCCACCCGGGCAGGTGCATGCCGAGGTCGGCCAGGGCGTCAGCGGTGATCGACTCCCAGTCGTACGCGGTGCCGAGCAGGGCCTCCATCTGCTTGGCGATGGCCGCGCCCTGGTCAGCGGCGAGCGGCTGGTTCTGGTTGGTGATCGTCCACGGGTTTTTCAGGTAGGCGGTGGCGTCACGCCATCCCACCCCGCCTGGCCGCCCCTCGATCGCCCACAGGGTCCCCTTGTCATCGGTGTGGTGGATGACAGCGACGTGGTTCTCAAGGTTGGGCTTTCCGCGGAGCGCCGCACCGAACCTGATCATCGCGGACGGGAAACCACCCGACCTGGTGACTAGCACGGTACCCGGGAGCATGACGCTCGTACCCGGGAGCATGACGCTCATGGCTTTCCCGCCAGGGTGGCCGGGGCTGCTGCGGGAGTGGCACGGTGGGTGTGCGGGGCGAGGTACGCGGCGATGGTGTGGCCGGCCCAGGCCAGGATGAACGGCAGCGCGTCCATTACGGGCTGCGGCAAGCCGTTCTTGAACACGAACGTGACCAGAGCCCACACGACCAGGCCCGTCACGCCGCCTGCTGCCGTACCGGCTTTAACCTTGGTTTCTATCATTTTCGCGGACTCCTTCCCTGGCGTGTACCGCGCCATCTCTCTGGGCTCGGTAGATGATCCAGGTACGCCACAATATGATCGGGGGGATCGCGGAGATCGAGACGACTATCAGGTAGAGGAACCAGACAGATGTGATGTTGACACCGAACATCTGGTGCAGGAAAGATGGCAGCAGGGCAAGTGCCAGCGCCCCGTCCAGGGATACCAGGTTCCATCCCAGCGCCGTTTCCCACCACGGATAGAAGAAAGACACCACAACCGGGAAAGAAACCGAGGCGAGGAAACTCGCTATCACGGCTATCTGAACCCAGTCCATCAGAAAGTGCATCTGCGTCATTTCTCACCTTCTTTCTTATCCTTTACCTGACGCTTTCTGATGGCATCCTGGATCAGGGAGGTGATGTGGTTCTCAGCTCTTAGCTCACGTAGCGGTATGATAACTGCGACGTGCGTGTCGTCCAGGCGCTGCTGGGATATCTCACGTTCCCGCCGCGCCGCCTCCAGGTCGTGCTGCCGCCGCGTCTTGTGTTCCTGGTACCATTCGAATACGTTGAACCTCATTCTAGCTCCCTGTGGAGCGAGGTCATGACATCCCTGACGATCTGCCCCGTCAGAACCCCAGCGTCACCTCGTTTACGTTCCAGTTCGAGGGCCCTTTTCAGTTCCCCGATCTCTTCTTTCTTCTCATCCATCGCCGCTTTGGTGTGGATCATCCCGGTGAGCCACAAGACAAAGAACACGACGGCTGTACCGCCAGTCCCGCCGCCAATGTAGGAGAGAATATCCCCAAGTGTCATACTCTCCCGCCTCACCTTACATCGGGCACCGTCCCCTACCGCGGGCCTGCCCGTCCATTATCTACCACAACCCTCACGTCGGACCGCGCACACCGGCGAGCGCGCTGTCGAAGTTGAACGTCCCTGCCTGGGTGCCCAGGCCGAAGTACACCTGGGCGACCGCGAACATGTTGTTCGCCTTGACCCAGAACGTGGCCGCGTCCGTCGCGGACATGCCCATGGTGACAAGCGCCGCCTGCTGCGCCGCCTGGTCCGCGCCCAGCGATGCGATGAAGTTCCACAGCGACACGATCGACCGGCACGAGTCACGCAGCGACGTTGCGCATTCGCCGAGCTTGAAGTTCATCGCGCTGATGTCAGTCGGGTTCCCCACGGCCATGTCAGTCTCCCCTACATCCGCCTGGTCAGTTTCGTACGGTAAGTCGTCAGTGTCTGCCCGGTCTGCGTCGCACCCCACGAAGCCCGGATTTCGAGGGTGTGGCTGATCGTCGGGTCCCACGAGAGGGCCTGCGCGTTGCCGCCCATCGTCCCCGAGTTCGTCGCGGTCAGGGTGGTCGCGTTCTGGTCACGCCAGATGCCCGTGGCGTCCATGTTGGCCTGGTTGGAACCGATGTACTGCACCCGCCAGGTGACTGTGTAGGAGATGGAGATGCCCGTGCCGACGATGCTGTTGGCCAGCGTCATCGGGTTGAGCTGCGTGCCAGCGGTGCCGTAGGCCGAGCCGTCCTTGAAAAGCCGCCAGTCAAGGTTGTGGTTCGCCGCCGTGCCGAACGCCGCCGACCCCGATATCTCGACCTCCCACTCGCTGGACTGGTCGCCCTCGTTGGCTGGGATGCTCATCGTCGCTGATATCTGCCCGGGGGTGGTCGTATTCCCGACGGTGAACTGGGCGACGTTGACCGTTGACCGTTCCAGTACGGTGTCCGTGCCCTGCGCGTTGATGAACTTGGGCCGGTTCGCGATCGACGAGTAGAAGATCGAAGCACCGGTGATAGCGGACGGGACCGACGACTGGTTGTTCAGGGTGATCTGCTGGGCGAACAGCCCCTGCGGGTAGGAGTGCCCGAAGAAGTCCGTGCCGGACGCACCGGCCAGGGAGAACAGCAGGTTGGACGAGCCGTCATAGCCGAAGATAGCGTCCCTGCTGCCGTCCATCTGGACGGCGGGGACCGTGGAAGCGGTCTGCACCAGGGCACCGGTGATGGTGGTGGCATCCACGATGCCCGCCACGACGATACCAGCGGCGAGCAGGGCAGCGGTGATAGTCCCCGCGGCGATGTTGGATGCGACGATCGTGGCTGCTGCGATCTGCGCCGCGGTGATCGTCGCAGCCTGGATGGTGGCGCTCCCGTCGAACTTGAACGGAACCCATGAGGAGCCGTTCCACTGGGAGATCAGCCCCGTAGCTGACGCGATCCAGATGTCACCCGTGTTCGGGTTCGACGGTGCGCTCACCGAGATAGTGACAGCGTTACCGCCCAGGGTGTGGAAGGTGATCCCGCTGGACAGCATCCCGGGGGTGATGGAGCCGTTCGCGATCAGCGAAGCGAGCCCCAGCGAGCCCTGCGCCTGCGATGAGACCGGGCTGCCACCGGGTATCTGCGCTGTCTGTATGGTTCCCGGTGAGAAACCCGTCTCCCACGGTGACTCGGGGACCGTGTTGAAGCTGAACGTCCACTCGCGGGCGTTCAGTGTCTCGCTGTACCCCCAGACCAGCTGCCTGATCGTGGTGGTGGTCAGGAACGAGGGGGGGTTGGTGATCTGGAAGTAGTCACCGATGTCCGCGGTCGCGATAGCGGAGAACAGGTTAGCCGAGGATGCCCTGATCATCTTCACGGTGACAACAGGGAACCGTATCTCGTCGACAGCGCCCAGGTTCAGCAGGAAGTTAGCTATCCCCGGGCACTGGTTGTCGTTGGCAGCGTTGACGGACCGGCTATAGTTGTAGCCGTTCCCGATGCCGTTCGGGGGGTTCAGCACTGACATGGGACCGGCGGTCAGGACGGCCTGCTGCGTGTAACCTGTCCAGTTCGACACGGTGATGTTGTTCCGGGTGAGCTGGTCGTCGTAGGCGGGGGAAAAGTCCTGGTCGACCGTGGCAGCGGAGTAGTTCAGGGTGAACTGGACCTGCTGGTTCGCCATCGACGCGTTGGTCCGGTAGCCCATGCCGAACTGGTCGCGCAGCTCGTACAGCAGGCCGCAGTCGGTGTCCTCGATGGACTGGAAGACGTTCTGGAGCGTGTCGTCGACCTGCGGCCCCATCGGCGCGGACGAAGACGGCGCGCCGATCGTGGACGATGTGATGCCCAGCTCTCCGCACAGCCGGACGAACCTGTCAGCGGCGAATTCGCCCTGGTACCCGTTGAGCGCGTAAGCCTCCTGCACCATGGACGTGGGAGCGCCGTGCGAGCAGGAAAGATGCCCGACTGACGTGTCGACCAGTGCCAGGGCGCGGGAGAAGATGACCTTGGTGAGCTGGCCGACGCTGCCGCTGCCCAGCGAACCGGTGATCGACTCGGTGATCCCCGAAGCGCCCGCCTTGATGATCCGCAGGGCGAAGTTCACCCCGCTGGTCAGCTCGCATGACACCAGGTACGGTGTGCCCTTGACGTTCGTGGTGGTCGTACCGGATGCGATGACAGCACCACCGGAGTTACGCAGCTGCATCAGCAGGGTGCCGGTGGCGTTGAGGTACACCTCGAACTTGGCGACCGTACCGGTGGAGTCGATCTCGATCAGGTTCCAGTTGGTGCTGCCCGAAGCGGAGTCACCCGCCGAGGGGACCGACAGCAGGAACCGGGTGACGTTGCTGCCGGTGATCGCGCTCACCGTGTCTGGGCTGCTCATGATGCTGGCAGCGGTCGGGGTGATGCTGACGTTGCTGAACCCGGCGAACGGGGCACCGATGCTGGTGATCCTGAACTTCACCCCGGGGTTGTTCGTGTCGGTGAACGCATCCCCGACGGTGAGAGAAGCGGCCTGCGCGGTCGACGCGATGAAATACGTCCCGTCTAGGGGGCTGCCGTTCGCCGTGAACGACCACGTGCCACCCGAGGGGACGATAGCGGTGATCGACGCGGCGTTCAGGGTGGCGATGTCATCGCTGCCGGGGAACGCCGCAGCGGATGCCAGGGATATCCCCGCCTGACCGGCTACGTAGGCCATCGTCGCGTTCTGCGTGCTGGCCACCGAGCCGAACGGCACGAACACCTTCGAACCGGAACCGTCTTCGATGGGCCAGTAGGAGCGCAGGCCGATAGCGGCTGCGGTGTTGACTTTGAACCGGCGGTAGGCAGAGCCCAGCGGGGTCTGGAGCTGGGAGAGCCTGCGCCATATCCCCGAGGCGACGATGTTGACAGCCACGTCGCGCTGCGAAGCGTCCCAGTGGACCGGCCATTCAGCGACCTCACCGTAGAACCGGAAGCCCGCGTAGGACACGTTCGTCGTTGACGTGACGGACAGGAAGATGCGGATCTGCGTGTTCCTGGTGATGTTCGGGAAATATGCTCCTGACGAGAGCTTAGGGGTGAACCGGCCGTCGCGGTTGTTCACCGTCAGCGTCAGCTGCGCCGGCTGGAGCGTAGACGTCCAGTCGGTACGGCCCACGTTGGTGATCGAGATGGAGTTCCGCTGGTACACGTACTGGGTGATGTCCGTCCACACCCCGCCGAGCAGCAGGTCCACCCGCACGCCCAGGCGTTTGCTGGGGAAAGCCAGCGAAGTTATGTTCGAGGCGGGGATCAGCGCCGCGCCCATCGCGGTGGCGAGCTGTGCGTTCACGCCCGTCCCCGTGCTGGCAGCCGCCTGCACGCCCAGGCCCGTGGCGGTAGCAAGCTGAGCCGGGGCGTTGACCATCTGCTACTTCCTCACGAACTTGATGTTGGGCTGCCCGAACGCCACCTGAACGTCACCCGCACCCTTGACCTTGACCTTCTTCGACAGCCACGCCGTCATGAACCGGTCGAACTCGCTGCCCGACGAGTCAACCTCGAACGTGACATGCAGCGCCTGGGAACCGACCGGCTCGGGCTTCCCGGTCCCGTTGTAGGCCATCGTCAGGCCCGGGGCGAGCCAGCCGCCCCTGTCGTACGTCTTGACCCTGCCGCCCATCGCCATGCCCAGCGGTGCGATAACCGACGACAGGAACGAACCGATCGTGTCACCCACATCACCACCGTACGTGTGGGTGATCTTCGGCAGCGGCTTGCCGCCCGGCCCCAGCTTCCCCGCCTTCTCCAGGGCGGCGAGCTGAGCATCGGAGTATCCCAGCATCTTGCTGATCGACGCGATGGTGTTCTTCTGCCGGTTCATCTGCGCCGTCCACTGTGCCACGTTCTTCTTCAGGCCCGGCGCGTTCCCAGCCGCTGAGATGTAGCTTTTCAGCGTCTTGTCGTTAGCTTCGAGCAGGCTGCGCCACGCACGTTCAACGACCAGCTCCGTCTTCAGCGTGTTCAGCCGCTTCTTCTCATCAGCGGCCAGCGCCGCGTAATGAGAATGCTGCTGCCCGGTCAGCCCGGCTGCCTTGGAAAGGACCTGGTTCTTGTGCAGCAGTGCCTCCATCGCCGCGATCTGCTGGTTGACCACGATCGGCCCCCATGCCGCGCCGAACCCTCCGCCCCGGCGGCTGCGCCATGCATTCAGCCAGATCGAGCCCTCTGACGCTATCTGCTTGGGTGACAGGTGAATCACCGGCAGCCCGCCACTGGAGCTGCCAGGTGGGACGGAAACAGAACCGGGCGACGCTGGCACGGTCCCGCTGGCAGTCACGTTGATCTGACCCAGGTACTTGCGCAGGTCAGCTGCGAACAGCGGGTGCCCGCCAGGCATGGCGCTGAGTCCCTTGTCCGAAGCGACCCGCGACACCGCACGCGCAGTCGCTGCGAAGTGGTGCATCCGGGAATCTGTCAGTCCCGCACCGGAAAGAGCAGAGTAAGCGGCCAGCTCATCCTTCTGCCGGGACGCCAGGGTAGCCAGCTCACCCCGCACCGTCGCCGTCAGGTACTTCTTCGGGCCGTGCAGGAAACTCTGCGTCAGCCCCCAGTACTTGGCACGCTCGTTCGTCTGCTCGGTGGCCAGCTTCGACCGCAACCCCGAAACCGTGCCACCGCTCGCGTAGCCGACCACGCCGCCTTGCGCGTATCCGTGCCCGGAACCGATCTGCCCGGGGCCGGTACCGAAGCCCCTGCCATGCTTGCCGTAGTTCACGGCGGCGTAGATGTTCGCTAGCGGCTGCTCAGAAACGCCGTACGCGACAGGACCCGGATATCCCATCCTCGGCGCACCGTACGTGGCGTACGTGCCCGCGATGACCTGCATCAATCCTACGGACGGGTGGCCGGCGCGGGCGTTGCTGTCCCAGAGGTTCACAGCCAGCGGGTTGCCGCCGCTCTCAGTCTGCATCTGGTACAGCACGTCGAGGACGAACCCCGGGTTCAGGCCCGCCATCGCCAGAGCCTGCCTCGCCACCCCAGCCCACTGGCCGACACCAGCACCGGGGCGGAAATTCACGTGACCCGCGCTGAAAGCCGCCGCTGCCGCAGCCGCTGACGCCTCGGCCTTCTTCAGAGAATCCCGCATCTGGGACACCATGGAATCGGTCATGGTGGTCTGGAAGTTGCCGAACATCCCGTCGATGAACTTCGGTGTCAGGTTCCCTGTCATGTGACCGATACCAGTGGACCCTGGCGCACCGCCGTTGGCGTAACGGGCGACATACCCGCCCCTGTTGAACCCGGGGATCGCACCCCGCAGGTGGTCGACAGCGCCCGCGTTAACCAGGCGGGTAGGGACGACAACCTCACCCTTGGACAGCCACGCGGGCACGTCATCAGCGGTCGGCCCGGTGCCGGTGCTGACGTACATGCCCATGGCGGCACCCTTGGAGATGGCGTTGGGCCCGCCTGCCCCGTTGTTCCGGTTGTTCGGGTTGTTCAGCGCCGCCTGCCGGATGGTGTAGCTGCCGTTGCCCACCATGTCGATCGCGATGTTCTTGCCGTGCAGGTTGTTGATGTGGTTCTGGAGGGTGTCAACCTCCTTCCACAGCTCGATCGCCTTCTCCCGGGACAGGTGAAGTCCCTGCATCGCCCAGTCGATGAACTTCTGCTTCGCCGGGCCGCCCGCCAGGTTACCCAGGGCATCCATCTTGGGTCCCAGCTTCGAGGTGATCTCAGTCCACAGCTCGTCCGCCTTGTCCTTCGACAGGTGCAGCCCGTTCTTCGACCAGTCCTCGAACGCCCTGCGCACGTCGGGCAGGACCTTATTCGCCTGGTTGTTGATCGCCGGGGTCAGCTTCGACTGGATCTCCTGCCACAGCTGGTCAGCTTCCTTGCGGCTGAACCCCATCTGCTGCGCGAACGCGTCGAACTCGTTGTGCGCGTCCTTGGTGTTGCCGGTCAGGTGCACCAGCTGCTGCGCCAGCGCCAGCGCGGCGTCCTGCTGCGCCTTGCTGTTCTTCTTGGAGTGGAACATGGCGTTCGCGAAATCATCGAACGCTTTCTGCCCACCGGTCGCCTGGAGTATCGCCTGTGCCATCGCGTCGTTCAGGTTCTGGCCCAGCGCGATCGACAGGTTCTTCACGTCTTCGGTCAGGTTCGATGCGGCCGTCGTCAGCGTCTCGGTGATCTTGTCCAGTTCCTTCATCGGGTCCTGGACCTTCCCGACCCACTTCTCCAGCTCCTTCATGCTGTTCGCACCCGGGTAGCCGCCGTGCTGCGCCAGGGCGAAAAGCACATCTTGCAGGGCCTTGCTGTGACCGGCTGCGGGGATCAGCGCCGCCACCATGTCCTGCGTGGCACGGGTCAGCATCTCCGTGCCCTTCTGGCCCAGCCCTGCGGCGTTGGCCAGCGTGGTCAGGTTGTCGATCTGGGTGTTCGCCGCGTCAGCGGTCGCCAGGAACGTCTGCCGCGCGTTGATCGACGCGTCGTTCAGCCCGGTCATCGAGACTTTCGCGCCCGTGGACGCCTTCGCCAGGCCCGACAGGGACGTGGAGACCTTCCCGTTCGACTCGTTCATCTTCAGGCCGCTCGCGCCCAGAACCCGGAACAGGCCGATGGTCTGCTTCGCGAACGTCAGGAAACCAGTCTCGCCACCGGTGACGGTCTTGAAGAACGTGTCCCACGACTGGTTCAGCTGCTGGACACGTTCCTGCTGCTGGAGCGACGCGAACGAGATCGCGTTGACCGAGTTCTTCAGGATACCGCCGCGGATCGAGAGAGTCTCATAGCCGGTGACGAGGTTCTTGACCTTCTGGTACTGCACGTCGAACGAATCGGACGCCTTCACCCCGGCCAGGTCCATCAGGGCGAACGCCTGCGACACTGACAGCGCCCCGATATGCAGGTCGTTCTGGCCCCGGACCAGCACCCCCGTGGTGTGGAACAGGCGGGTCTGCTCGTCGCTCAGCTTGACGATCTCGCCCTTGAATTCGGCTACGTCGTTGCCCGTCTGGAGCATCTGCGGTCCGGCGTTCTGGAAGCCGGTGAAAGCCCTCAGCGCGTTCCACGCCGATGAGCCGATCTGCTTCAGCGCACCAGGGATGTTGCCCTTGTTGATGTCGTAGGAGATCTGGTTGAAAGCGTGACCGGCCTGGAGCGCGGAATCAGTTGCGGCCGCGAACGGCTTACCGGCACGCGCAGGAACATCAGCTATCTGCTGTTCAAGCTTCCCTATGTCGGCGCTGATATGGAGGATCGCCTGGCTCGCGGTGTCGCTGCTGAGGCCCTGCTCAAGCGCCGCTTCGAACTTCTTCGCATACCCGGTCGCCTGGGACAGCTGGTATGCCACCAGTCCCAGCCCGACCGCTGCCGCTGTCGCCCACCCGAACGGGTTGAAAAGCAGGAACTTCACGATGTTCTGGAATTTCAGCGCGCTGCCAGCCGCGGCGACCTGCGCCTCACTCAAGATTCCGAGCGACTTGGCGAACGACAGTATCGGCACGGCGACGAGCAGCTTCAGCCAGATGTACGCGCCGTGAATCGCCAGCGTCGCCGTCACGATCGGGGCGGGCAGCTTGCTGAACGCGTCGAGCAGCCCCAGCGCACCCTGGATGAAGTCCAGCAGGAAATGCGCGATCCCCGGGTCCTTCTGGAGCAGGTTGGAGATCGCGTCACCCAGGATGCCGACGGCCTTGCCGAGCTGCTCCAGGAACTCGCGGCCCGAGTTAATGATCGCCCCGAAGTCACGCTGGTGCGAAGACCAGATGTCGATCTTAGCTATCCACGTGTCGAACAGGTTGACAACCGGTTCCATCCGCTTCAGCAGGTTGCCGGACTGCGACTGGATCAGCTGGAGGCCGCCACCGAACGCCTCGATCGTCCGCGGTGCCATCGACTTCATCAGGTCGTCGAGTTTGCCGGTCAGCGGCTTGATATCAACCCCGAGAGCAGAAGAAGCCGTCTGCACGGACTTCATCTGCGTGGCCACGTTCTTCGCGGACTCAGCCATCGCGGTGGCACCCGCTGCCAGCGCGGCGACCGACGCGGTGACGATGATGATGGCTTCTAGCAGGCCGTCGAGGGCGATGTGCCAGATGCCGATACCCAGGATCGCCCCGTTGATCCAGCCGCCGGTCCAGATACCCTTGAACCCGGCTGCTGCGGCTGTCGCGCTCTTGGTCGTGCCGCCCATCTTCTCGGTCGCGGCTTCCAGCCCCAGCATGGCTGCTTCCGCGCCGAGCAGGCCCTTGACGTCGGCGCTGGCGGTCAGTTCTATCTTCTCGGTGTTCAGCGACGCTATGTGCGCGCGGACCGCTTCGATCTGCGCGTTGATCTCGTTGGTGCGGGCGATGAACTCGATGCCGCGGGCGTCATCGTTGAGGACCTTCAGCTCAGCTTCGATCGCGTACAGCCGGTTCAGCGCCTTGTTGATGTCCACATCGGCGCGCAGGCTGTTCAGCCGCTTGTTCAGGTGGAATGCTTCGGCTTCCAGGTCGGTGATCTTCTGCGCCGCCTTCGCGGAGTCCGCGTCGAGCTGGAGATCAGACGCCTGCCGCTGCAACTGGACGAGCTTGGATTCCTCCTTCGCTATCGCCGCGTCCAGCTTGGTGGTGTCCGCGCCGAACTTGATGTTAGAGACAGTCTTCGCCAGACCGTGCAGCTGAGCCTGGAGTTTGACAACGTTAGCCGCAGCGGCCTTAGTGTCGACGCCTGCCCGCATGTTCGCCAGGGTGTGAGACAGGGCGTCCATCCGCAGCTTCAGCGAAGCGAGAGCCCGGTCGAAATCACGGGCGTCCATCTCGGGCTTGATCTTGATATTGCCCGTGACCCCGGCCAGGGCCCGCTTCATGCCCGCTATCGCCGAGGAACGAAAAAGAGACGCGTCGGCTTCGATGGAGACGAATGCCTCACCTAGCCGACGCGCCACTACCTCACCCCTGCTTCGTGTATATGATTACTGCCGGTGCACCCCACAGGGCCCTGGCAGGCGGCGCTACCGGAAACCAAAATTGCCTGCCCGTTCAGACCTGCCCCTGGAGCGACCACAGCGCGGTCGTCAGGAACGGGTAAGGCCGCGCACCGGGGTGGTTCACGTGGTAGCCGAAGTACCCGGTCGCGTAGTTGCTCAGCGACCACGGGCCGTACGAGTCGATCTGGTGGGGTTTGGTGCCCTTCTCAAGGAACAAGCCCACCATGTCAGCGGAAACCTCAGACCACGGGACGCGCGTCCCCGACGCGTGCACTGTCGGGAAGATCGACGCCGCCGTACTTCCCGGCGGGGCCGACGTGCCAGGCCGCCCGCTCTTACCCGGTGAGCCGGTGGCCCGCTTGCGGACCTTGCCCCGCGCGAACGCGGCCGCCTTGTCGGCCAGCTCCCGCATCAGGTGAGCGACCGGGCCTTGCGGGTCGTTCAGGAAAGCGCGCACCTCAGTCTCGTTGAACCGTACCCGGACCAGCCTGAAAGACATCAGATCTCACCGTCCCACTCGACACCCTGGGCTTCCAGGTGCTTCCGCAGCATCTCCTTGGCGTCGTCGCCCGAGTCCTGCTTCTCGTACAGCTCCTCCATGAACAGCTCCCGCTGCTCCTCGTCCATCCCGTCCGTCAGGAACGTGACGGCTAGGTTGCACGCCTGCCGCGGGGTGAGGCTTTCGATCCCCCGGCCCGTTTGCCGGAGATGGCGGCCGTCGACCTCCGCGAACCGTTCCGCGATCCCTGCGTAGAGCTGGACCGCGACTCGGTAGGGCGCGCTGATATCAGCTTGATCGCCTGCTCCACCACGTCGAACAGCTCGTCCGCCTCGGCCTTGCACGCCACGGCGTGCTCCTGGAACCGATCCCAGTCACCCTCGTCTGCGAACTTGCAGTCCCGCGCGGTCGCCGTGACACCCGCCGCCTTGCACCCCGGGCATTCCCCGCACGGGTCCTCGGCTTCCATGATGACATCCCGCAGGATCTCGTACATGGCCACATAGGCACGGGAGTCGTCCGCGCGCAGGTTCGCCGCGTGGCTGAACTTCAGCAGCGGCATGAGCCCGACTTTCTCCGCGACCCGGAAGTCCTGACCGGCCAGGGTGATCACCCGGTCGTGGTTGATGACCTCCCCGGACAGCTCGCGGTCCGTGGCGGTCTGAAGCTGGATCGCCGACACCTCGACATCGGCGCGTGCTTCTTCTTCCACCTGCACTCCTCACGTTGCTGGTTGCTGTGATGGGCCGTGTCTCTACGGCACCCCCGCCGTTTCCAGGCCCACCACAGCTTCCAGCACCACGATCAGGTACCGGGGATACCCACAGTCGGGTACCGCACGATGGGCGACGCGGCGTTCCAGGTCGACTTCAGCGAAACGGCGGCTGCGACACCACCGGTGACACTGTAGTCGGGAAGGATCGTCCCGAAGAAGTACTGGCCAGGGTTGGTGCCCTGGGAACCCAGCGTAGACGGGTACAGGTACATGTTGCGCGGCAGTCCGTCGGTAGCGGCGACGTAGGTCTGCGCGGTCGCGGTGTCGTAGAACCCCGAGAAGTCACCGGAGGCGTCAGGCAGACCGGCGACCCAGATCAGGTTCGGGTCACCCATCGCGGTCACGTCGACCTTGTTGACGACGAAGTTGATGGACCAGTCGGTCAGGAACGCCATCGGCGAGGCGGCCGACCCGGAGTTGACCGCAACGTACGCAATTCCGTTACGGCCGTGAATGCGTGACACTCTCGTGCCTCCTTAAGCTACGGACGGATCTTGTGACAGAGCCGGCTCCGTCCGCACCCGGGGGTGGCTACGGCCTCGGTTTCCTTATTCAATTATGCGTCAAGAAGCTTCAGCAGTCGCCTAGCGTTCTCGTCGAATGTGCGGTTCTGCACCGCCTCGCGGGCTGCTGCGCCCGCCGCTTCCCGCTCCCGGTCGTGGGCGAGCCACCAGCGGAGCTGCTCACCGGCGTCTTCGGGACCGGCAAACGTGGGAAGCATGTGGAGCAGCTCATCCCCCTCGGGGCGGGGGTCGCGGAGGTAGAACAGGCCGCACGCGGCCATCTCCACTTCGCGGGGCCCCATCGCGTAGGGCTGGACGTGGGTGTCGTCGGCTTCGTCGTACTCGCGGCGGTAGAAGTTGATGCCCGCCTTGGCGTGCCGGTACAGCTCGGCTGTCTCGGTGTTGTCCACGCACACCTCGGGGCCGTGCCCCATGAACTTGTTCAGCGGTGAATCCTCGCCCAGCTCCACCCAGCAGCCGCCCAGAAGCACGTCCAGGCCCGTCAGGTTCATCCGTTCGAAGAACTCCACCCGCGACTTGAAACCCGTCCCGATGAACGTCAGGTCCGTCGCCAGCTCGGGGTTCAGCGGCTTGTCCCCCCGCGGGTAGTGGATGTGCGGGCGGTAGGCGTGCGGCGCGTACTCGGCGGTCACCCCCAGGGCCCGGTACTGCTCGATGTTCACCGGGTCGTTCAGCAGCGTCACGTCGCTGCACTGCGCCCGCTCCAGCTGCATCTTCTCCTGGTACGGCGACTCGGTGGTGAGCAGCACCACTTTCATCCGCCGCGACTGGAGCAGCTGGAGGATCCCCGCTGTGACGAAGAACCCCGACACGAACAGGACCACGTCCGGCCACATCGTGAAACACGCGTGGGACAGGCCCTGCATGCCCGCGCGGAACGCGTCGTCGTTGGACATCGCCCGGCGGACCAGCGGGTGACCCTCCTCATCCACCTCACCGGTGTCGATCAGCGAGTGGGCGTAGAACTGGATGCGGTCATCGGTGTTGAACGACGCGACCTCGCAGCCCAGATTACGCAGCGCCTCCACCCAGCCGTTGTGCACGTCCGCTACGGAGAAATTGGGTCCCGGGTGGACCACCAGAATCCTCATGTCTTCGGTCGTCTCCTTCTGCGTCTAGCCAACGACCACTCGCCGGGCCTGGACAGCTTCAACTTACGCGGGAACCACAGGCGCTGACGGATGAGCGGCTTCCATGTACGCTGTCTCACAGGTGCGCACCGCACTGCACGAGGAACGAAGCGCCCATGTACTGCTGCCCGGCGTATTCGATGATCCCGTACGTGGAAACCTGGAGGACGATCGCGAACTCCACGGTGCCAGCCAGGAAAGGGTCCGCCTGGACGGCAGCGTTGACCGATTTTGAACCAGACGAGGACACGTAGTTGTTCAGGTCTTTCTGACCTGATGTGTCGTTGGCTGCTGAAAGTAGCACGATCGCGAGCAGGTTGACATTGGTCTCGCCGTCCATCGTCTGCCCGTACAGGATCGCGGGACGGTCAGGGATGACGACCACGGCGGGCGGGACGACCTGACCGGGCGCGTAGCCGGTCGCGTTCGTGACCCCGGTAGAGGTGGCGATCCGGCTAGCGAGCGCGGTTGCTATCGCGTTCAGGTCTGCCACTGGAAACCTTCACGATCGTGTGCCCGCACCGGCATTCGCCTTTTCTGCCGTAGAAAACGAAGTGGTGAACCCCGTCCTTGCGGAGCGGGCACCGCGCCGCTTTCCTGGCCATTCACCGGCCTCTGCCACCACTACGGCCGCCTTTGAGGTTGCTGACCGGTATGACCGCCGGGCAGTTCAGCGTAGTCAGCACGTTCCGCATCACACACCCACCTTGCCGCGCGGCCGGCAGTACGGGCGTAGCTGCTCGTGAATCCACGGGTTCGACTGTACTCGTATCACGCCGATGTCAGCCACCCCAGCGACTCCCCACGGTGCGTCCTTCATCTTGAACCAGTCAGCGGCGATCAGCAGCGCCGCCTGCGACACCACGGGAGGAACCTGGGGCCAGCCGAACACGCCGCTGATCTGCACCCGGTCCAGGTGGACATACGGCCAGATGAACGGGAAGAAGTTCGACCCGCCGATCACCTGGACCTGCGTGTACGGCTTGGCCTCACCGGTGGCAAGCTGGTTGAACTGGTTATCGGCGATACGCAGCTGGTAGTTGACACCCTGGGTCCAGGTCTGCTCGAACACCCCGTCGCCGTCGTTGTCAACCTTCAGCGACGTCACCGACACGATGTCGTCGGTGGTGAGCAGCCACAAGCTATCCGGCTGGAACGTTCGCACGTCCGTCACGCGGAAGAAGTGACGGCCGCAGTACCGGTCGATCCACCGGGACGTGGCCAGGCACACCGATTCGATCACCGAGTCGGTCGTGGTGTCGTTCTGCCCGAGGCGGTCCTTCAGCTCCTCCGGTCCCACGTACCACCTGGCCTGGTCCAGTGCCAGGACACGCCAGGTCCCCGGCTGGACGTCAGCGGCGGCGCCGGTGCCGATCCACGCGTACGACCACAGCCCCTCGATGCCGGTCAGCGACGGTGAGCAGGCAACGTCCAGCTTGTACACACCGGCGCTGACCTTCACGATGTCAGCCGGTGCCGCACCGCCGAAGCTGTGAGTGACCTGGCCACCGGCTGGGTCGGTGACCAGGCACGTGACTGCGGTCGGGTCGGTCGGTACACCGCTGACCTTGAAGGTGACGTTGAGAGTCGCGAACTCGTTGGCGTTATCGAAGAAAACGTCGCTGCTCACGAACCCTCCTCATTTCACTGACGAAACGCTATCACGCGCCCGTGTCACCGACGATGAACTACCGCTCTTGATGGTCGACGTCTGCGACACCGAACCGTGGCCGGTGACACCATTCGCAGAGCTGTCCGTATCGGTCACAGCCGCAGTGGCAGGGTTCTTGACGGTCACTGATGACGTAGAACGCGCAGTGACATGCGGCAGGACCGAGAATGCCTGAGCAGCGGCGACTTGACCCGCTGCGGTCGGGACCATCGCGGTCACCGCTGCGGCGTTCTTCGGCTGCGGTGAGCTGCCCGTAGCCGAAGCAGGCACAGCCAGGATGCCACGCGAAGTTGCTGGTGCCACACCCGATACGACAGCAACGACCGGGAAAACCGAAGCGGAAGCCGAGGGCTGCGGCACCGCACCCGTAGCCACCGCTGCCGGTGCGGTGATAACAAGTCCCGTCGTGAGCGACGGTGCTATCACAGTGCCCGCAGCGACGGGGATGCCGCTGAAAACCGAGATCGAAGCGGTAGCCTGCGGCGCAGAACCGGTTGCGAATGCTGGTTGCGCAACAGCCTGTACGCTCGCAGCCGCTACAGCACCACCCGTAGCTACTGGCGCGACCAGTGATAGCGAACGTGCAGCAACCGGAGCAGAAACAGCACCTGTAGCAGTGGGAGCGGCGGGTGCCGCTGATATCTGCGCGACCGGTGCCGGTGCTGTACCTGTCGCAGTGACAGCAGGCGCGTTGATGATCAGGCCAGTTGCCAGCGACGGTGCCGGTGCCGTGCCTGTGGCAACCGGGATGCCAGCTAGTACCTGCTCGGATATGACCGGCTGGGCGACGTTGCCCGTAGCCATGGGTGCCCCGGCTTGCGGCTGGGCATTCGACAGCGGCGCGGGGGACGTGCCGGTAGCAGAAGCGGCTGGTGAGCTGAGAGCTTCAGAGGCTACTGGCTGAGACGCCGTGCCAGTGGCAGTCACGGCAGGCGCGCCGACGCCACGTGCAGGTGCCGGTGCGGAACCAGTGGCAGCAGGGATGCCAGGAATGAACGAAGGCGCTGGGACTGCCTGTGGCGCTGCGCCTGCGCCAACGGGGATACCGGCGTTGACCTGCTCGGATACGACCGGCTGCGGTGCGGTGCCCGTCGCTGTCGGGATACCAGCGTTGACAGTCAGCCCGCTGGTGATAGAAGGTGCGGTTACCGCGCCAGTAGCTACCGGCTCGCCTGGCAGCACCTGAACGTTAGCGACAGCGGCGGCTTGACCGGTGGCAGCAGCCGCACCGGCGACAGCGCCAGGCGCGGCCACCGGTGCAGGCGCAGTTCCTGTAGCTACAGGAACGGATGCGGCAGCACTGCGCTGAGCTACAGGCTGCGGTGCTGCCCCTGTAGCGGTGGGTATCCCCGCGAAAACCGTGACCGCTACACCCGGCTGCGGGGCTGTGCCTGTCGCAACCGGTATGCCAGCTGTGACGCTTACCCCAGTCGGGACTTGCGCCGGCAAGGTGGGCGGCGGGGGCCATGCCGGTTGAGGGGAGAATCCCAGCAGCGGGTTGACCGATGCCATCGGGACCGACATCGGGAGCACCGGGCTGTACGTTCTCAGGTCCGGGAACTGCGTGGGTGTCCCGCCGCCGGACAAGGGCTGCTGCTTGCGGCGGTACCTGCGCTGGTAGGACGGCCCGCCGCGCTGGGTCATGGGCTGCGGGGTGAGAGCGGCGGCCTGGGCCAGGGCTACCGTTGCGCCGCCGAGGTGCCCGCCGTGCCCAGCGTCCAGGTCGAGGCGTAGGTCAGGGCACCGCTGGCCGACAGGACGAAACCGATGGCGGTCGACGCCCCGGCGGTCCCGGATGAGCCGGCTGTGAACGGGGAACCGGGGGTCAGCGTCCCGGCCCCGGTCTCGCAGAAGGTGAGCACCAGGTCCCCGGATACCGGGGCCGCCCCGAGGGCGGGGGAAGCGCTGGTCGAGGCGGATGCATTCGAGGACCCGACAGCGGCCTGGGAGACCGACCCGGACAGGCCCCGGAACACGTCCAGGGAGAACTCGGTGTTAGCCGCGCCCGTGTACCCGGTGCAGGTAACTACCGTGCCGTCCGCGATGGCGACCGGGGTCTGGAAGATGAAGGTCTGCATCCACCGCGACGACGCCGAGCCCAGCTCGGTCTCCAGGATCGTCGTGTATGGCGTGCCGTTAACCGCGTCCTGGACGGAGATGCCGTTGGTCACGTGGCCGGTCTGCGAACCGGCGCAGACGACGATGACGTCGCCCGCCTGGATGCCGGTGCCGGCCGGGATCGTCGCCGTGCAGGAGGACGCTGCGGCCCCGCCGCTGATGCTCGCGGAGTTGACCCGTGTCACCACGGCCGGTCACCTCCTAGTCAGGCTGCGCGGCGGCTCCCCTCCGCTGTCAGTTCTCGCCGTACAGCTTCACGTACTGGGTGGTGATCGTGTTGCCGGCCGTGGCCGCTCCGAGGGTCAGGTACGGCCATAGGTAGTATTCCTGGTCGGACTGCCAGTTAGTCACCGTGTTGCCGGACCCGGCGGGGGCGAGCTGGAGATTGGTAGACCACTGGTTCGAGTCGATCGCGCCGTGCGTGACTACGGTTGACGCGTTACCCAGGCCGATCGACCGAAGACCGATCTCGCATTCCATCTTCCAGGTCCCGGTACCCGCTGTTGGGGTGACCGTGTTGGAGATGGTGGCTAGCGGTGCTGCGGCCGAGAACGCCGGCGGGGTGGCGAACGCTGTGAACGCCAGCCCGAAGGAGAACGTAGGAACGGTGGCGGTCGCTGTGACGAAACCGCCCAGCTTGAGCTTGAGAGAGCTGGAACGCTTGCCCAGCGCTGACATGTACCCAGCCGGGACAACGATTTCTGGTGTGCCCGCCGTGATCGAAACCGCCGACGCGGAAGGTGTGGTCGTGGTGGCTGCACCGTAATACGAATGCAGCAGCTCGACCTGCGTCATCGTGATGCCGGACATGACCGCCTCCTATCCGCTTATGTTCATCGAGATGTGCTGGCAGGTCACGGACGGGGTACCGGTCGTGGAGGACAGGGTGACGCCGAGCATCAGCAGGACCGGGTTGAGGAAGTTGACCGCGACGACACGGCCGGCTGCCGTGACAGGCATGGGGAAGTTCGCCATGTCGGCGGCCAGGCCGGTGTTACCACCCCAGCTGACCTGCCCCTGCCCGACTACGGAACCGGTGGAGCCGATTCCCCGGACTTCACCTTCCCAGTCCACGATCCATGGCCATGACACAGCCGAGGCGCTGACCGCCATCGCGGGCGAGATTGCCAGCACCACCGCCGAACCGATGGAACCCTGCGTGCCCAGGTACAGTCCGAGGGTGCAGGTCGGGGTTGCTGAGGTGGACGTGATGTTGCCGAAGGCGTTGATCCGGATGTTAGTCCCGGGGACCGGGGATACCGCGCCGAGGTTGCGCAGCGGCAGCGGGCTCGCGTCGGTCAGCGAAGCCGCCGTGGCCGCCGGGCCGTCGCTGAAAGCCATCGGCGGGACGGGTGCGCACCAGTACTGGCCTGCGGGCATAACTCGCTCCCCTCCGGTGCCGGGCCGGTGCTAACTTCCTGAGCCACGGTGACCAGGACCGGCAGGGTAATACCGCGAGCCTGGCACTGGCCGTCGATGAACTGCTGGAAAAGCGCTAGGTCCTGCCAGTGCGTGTGAACCGGCAGCACGATCAGGAGCACCTCGCCGGGCTCCACGATCAGGGCACTGGCCTGTGGGGTTTCTGCCTGGTGGCCGCGCGCCCGGTTCAGGTGCTCGGTGAAGTCGGTTGCCAGGTCAGCGAACATTTCAGCCATCTCGGCCATCGAGCGGCGCGGCGTGACGCGCCCGTCAGGGATTCCTGTCACTGGAATTTCAGCCCCATCATCGGGATGTTATCGGCTGCTACCGCGCCAGACGGGAACCGGCCGCCCATCGCGGCGGTGCCCTGCCCGGACAGGTACCAGCCGACCGCGTTGGGTGAGCTGGCCAGCGTGGTGGGGCTCGCGCCGCCACCGCCCGTGGGCAGCAGGTTCGGCATGTACGGGCACGGGCCTTTGAGAGTGCGGATCGCGGTGGACGTGCCGGCCGTGACGAACTTGACCACCAGCCAGTACAAGCCGGGGTCGGGGGACCAGTTGAGGAATCCGTTGCTGCCGTTGCTGTTCGTGGAGGTGAACACGGCAGCCCCGGTGGTGATAGCCAGCGCGGTCCCGTTGGCCGGGTTCTGGTGGATGTACTGCGGGTAGCCGGCGTACTGGCGGTCGTCGTAGATGTTGAAGAACACCGTGGGGGCGACTGTGCCAGCCGTGGACTCCATCACCCAGTTGGTCACGACCGAGATGCCGGGGCAGACGTAGAATGGGAGCGCGAACGTGTCGCCTACTGCGATGGCGTTGCCGCCCGCCCCGTACGGGGTGCCGTTGGCTCCGCCGGCTGCCTCGGCGGTGTAGACGCGGGCAGACACAAGCGGGCGCACCGCCGGCGCCGAGGCCGGGCCGGGCGTGATCATCGAGGCGGTCGGCGTGTAGGTGTTGTTCGGCGTGCAGTTCAGTAGCGCCGACACCACCGCCGAGGCGCAGCGGACCGCGCCCCGCTCGTTCGGGTGCAGCCCGTCGAAGCAGAACGCGTTGACGTCTTTGGCCAGCGCCCCGTCCAGGTCGGCTACCTGGACCATGCCGTCGAACTCGGCAACCAGCGGGGCCAGGTAGGTGTTGAACACCTCCACGTCGGCGTCCCCGATGCCGGTCGGGTACCCGGCGTAGCCGTTGGGGCTGCTCATCAGCCGGGCTGTGTTGCACACGATGACCGGCGGCGGTTCCTTGGCTTCCAGCCACCACGAGTCGAAGTAGGCGAACGTGCCGCCCGGATCGACGGTGGTGTAGGTGATGATGATGGTCTGGCCGGCGGCCGAGGCGGGCAGGCCCACCAGCCGCTTGCATACCGGGGTGTAGGTCAGGGTAGCGGCGGGCTGGATGGCCGCCGTGTTGAACGTGGTGCCGGAGTAGGCGGTGCCGGTCAGCGCGGTGCCGGTCAGGGTGATCACGTTGGCCGTGGGCGAGCCGGCCGCGCCGGTCGGCTGGGACACGAAGCACAGCGCGATCGTCTCCCCGGCGAAATCGGACGGCAGGGTGATCGTGATCGTGGACCCGGCCGTGGACGCGAAGTAATTGCCCGGCCCGGTGCACCGTGCTGACGGGGAGGCGTTGAACGCCCACCCGGAATAGGCGATCGACCCGCAACCGGACCACCCGGACTTCTGGGACGCGCCGAGGGTGGAGATCCGGCAGCGGGAGATGGCGAACCGCAGCGAGTGGGCGTACGCCTGGTTCTCCTGGACGGTGTTCCCGTTGTAGCCGACGTCGTTGATGCCGTACCCCAGCAGGAACGCCCCGCCGGTCCCGCCCATCCCGGAGATCGTGTACGGCGCGGTGTAGTTGATGTTCCCGCCGGCCTGCGGACCGGTGACGAGCTGCATGATCCGCCCGAACCCGGCGTCACCCTCGACGGAAAGCCTTACCCCGGCGGCGGCGTGACCCTGGTAGTTCGTGCCGACCTGCACGTCTAGCATCGACCGCAGGTAACCGTCCGCCCGTCCCATCTGCGACCGGGTACCGAACGCGAGCTGCCAGTAACTGTGACCGAAGACAGTCCAGTAGAAAGGCGAGTTAGGTGCGAAGCTGGTCTGCGGCATTACACCGTGAACCGGAACACGCCGGTGGCGTCCCAGATGATCGTCAGGTTACCAGCCGTGACGGTCTGCGTACCGCCGTAGTAGTGGAAGCACAGGCCCTGCTTCGCGACGGTACCGGCGGAAATCGTGTTGTCGTAGGTCAGGTCACCGAAGAAAGCCGCAAGGGTCACGTTTGCCACCGACACGTCAGCGGCGTCGAAAGATACCCCGATGTTGCCGCCGAGGTCAGCGGTGTACGTCTTGGTGCCGAGGGTCTGCCCGCCAGCAGCCCAGTTGGTTCCCGTGATCTCGGAGCCTGTCACCCACGTACCGGTGTTGTAGCCGGTGCTGCCCACAGCAGCGTCGCGGTCTGGGGTGACGCCAGATCCGAACAGGGCCACCAAGATCGCGTCAGCGGAAAGTCCGTTCGCGCCGTAGCCCGTCGGCTCGGTCGTCGACCAGGCCGAGGCGGTGATGGGGTTCAGCACTGCCTGGGTGAAGATCCGGCTGTCAGTCCAGGCCATCGCCCGCCTCCTTCAGGTCCTCTGGGATCTCGTTCTTGATGGGCGCGGCAGCGGTCGCTGCGGCGCATGGCGCTTGGATCACCAGGTCTTCACCCGGTACGTCGCTCACAGGTACCCCCTCGCTACGGGTGAGAACACTGCCAGGTCGGTGTGACCGTCAGCATGCTCGGTGGTCACGTTCATGTAAGGCTTGCCGTCGTCACCGGTCTTCTGGACCTCGTCCCCCAGGTAGTCCTGCCGTTCGTTCGCGACCAGCTTGCAGTCCGAACCGGCCAGGACCATGGGAGCGGTCAGCATGTGCAACCGGGGGCAGGTGTGCATCCGCGCGGAGTTCGGCGGTAGCGGCGGGGTGCGTTCCTCCGCGCCGCACTCCGGGCAGTACCAGTCCTGGTATGCGACGAGAAGAGGAACGGTCATGTTCAGCCTCACACAGTGACGTTGAAGATCGCTGAGACAGCACCACCGCCGGGTGTCGCCCAGACTATCGTGAAGGTCCCGGCGGAAACGGACTGGGCACCGCCGAAATAGTTGTAGCAGAGACCCTGCTTAGCGACGGTGCCGCCAGTGATCGTGTTGTCGTAGACGAGGCAGCCGAACACGTTCGACAAGGTGACGTTGCCGCCACCGGAAAGGTTCGCCGCGGAGAAGCAGACCGACGAGGAACCGGCGTCGATAGCGAACGTCTTCGACGCGAGAGCGCGGCCCCCGGAAACCCAGTTGGTCACGTCGGTGACCTCGTTGGTTGTCGTCCACGTGCCCGTGTTGAAACCCGTCGAGCCGACCGCGGCCGTACGGTCAGGTGTCACGCTGTTGTTGAACAATGCGACGTTGATCGTATCACCCGAAAGGCCCGTCGCACCGTAAGAGGTAGGTTCGGTGGTTGACCAGGCCGCAGCCAGTAGCGGGTTGAGTATCGCCTGCTGGAAGATACGGCTGTCAGTCCACGCCACCGTCAGGGTCCTCGACTTCCACTTGGCCAGGTATCGCTGATGCGGAAGCCAGCCCAGCCTGGGCTACCACGTGCCGTACCGGCTCCTGGGTGGTGACAGGGTTCTCACCCACATCTCCGCCGTATTCGTGCTGCACCTCGGTCATAGCTTCAGCCACACCCCGCGGCGTCCCTCTTCCCAGTCATCGGTGATGACCAGGAACTTATCCGAGGGCGGCTTGTTCTCCAGGTTCATGCAGATCACCACCGAACCCCGGCGCATCCGCGCGTACACCATGCGTTCCAGGTCACGCTGGGTTTCCCGGTCGCGGAACGGCCGGTTGAAGAATACGATGTCCGCCTTGTTGTAAGCCGGGTAGTCGAACGCGTCGCACACCACCGCGTCCAGGCCCAGCTCCCGGGCGGCCTCCACATACTCGGGTACCCGGTCAAAACCCGTCACGTCCAGCATGTCAGCCAGCGCGTCACGGGCCAGGAGCATCTTCGTTCCAGGGCCGCAGCCGATCTCCAGGAACTTCTCACCCGGAGCCTCGGCGACCGCCTCGATCAGCAGCACCAGGTACTGGGCAACATCCGAGGGCATCCACGGCGTGTACAGCTGCGGGACTTCGACTTTCTTCTGCCACTTGCGCTCAACCTGCCGGACCGTGTCCAGCAGTTCGCGGATCTTCGCGGTCACTGGTCCTCGTCCCGCTTCTCAGCCTCCCGGATCGCATCCGGGCTGACCCGCCAGTCGAACGGCTCCTCGCCACCACGGGTTTCCTCGGTCAGCTTGCGGGCCTGATCAACGGTCAGGTGCTGCTCACCACGGCAGATAATCACCGGTACCGTGTCATCGCCCGGTTCGCGAGGCCCCGCCACGTAACCGCCCTTGGCGTACTGGTTCACAGCCGGGCCCCGTACTGCTCCATCATCTCCTGCTTCGTGGCCGAAGCGACCCACTCGTCGCTGGCCCCTTTCTGCCGGGCCCACTGGGCCCACTCGGCCTTGGAGGCAGCAGGGCGCGGCGGTCCGTACTGCACCTGCACCTGCGCAGAATCGGGTTCAGCCTCGGGAGCGGTCTCCTGCACAGGAGCGGCTTCCTCTGGCATAGCCTGCGCCTGCTCGGTCTCTGCCTCGGCAGCGCGCTCATCGTCGTCCCCGCCCGGCCAGGGGCGGGCGACCTGAGCGCGGTACAGGTCTTCCGCCTCTGCGGGGCTGACCTTCAGCGGCTTGTCGTGACCCACGTCAGGCCACTGGGTTCCGTCTGCGCGCCCACCGGTGATGTGAACGAGCATCTGAACATTCGTCATCGGTTACTCCTCCACCAGCCATTCGGGGTGCTTGAGGCTCCAGAGCACGGTCTTCTCCAGGCTGGTCTCGAAATCGACCGGCGGTGCCCAGCCCATGCCCATCAGCTTGGACGGGTCAAGCCCGTAGTGGGGGTCGTGTCCCGGCCTGGCGCTGTGGAAATCGACCAGCTTGTGGTTCAGCGGCTTGCCGACGATGTTCGCGATCATCGACGCCAGGTCCAGGTTAGACACCGGGTTCGGACCGGCTATGTTGTACCGGTCGGGCAGCATGGCCGTGTCCAGGCCCACGTTCTGCGGGGTCGGGAACGCGGACGGCCGGCCACGTTCGATCAGGAACACCAGCGCGTCAGCCAGGTTCCTCGCATGCAGGTAGTGGCGGGTGCCGATGTCACCCGGCTGTCCGTAGACGCGGACGATCTCGCCACGCTGAACCTTCCCGATCGTCATCGGCACGTACTTCTCCGGGTCCTGCATCTCACCGAACAGGTTCATGCAGTTCACGATCACCACCGGCACACCGTATGCCCGCCAGTACGAGATGGCGATGGCCTCCTGTGCCGCTTTCGACGCCGAGTACGGGTTCGACGGGATAATCGGGGCCCACTCCTTGTGCGCCTGACCCGGCACGGTCGGCCCGTACACCTCGTCGGTGGAGATGACGATGACCAGTCGCGGTTTGACCTGCCTGCACAGCTCCAGGGTGTTCAGGATGACGTCGGTGTTGTTACGCACGAACGGAACAGGGTCAGCCAGCGACCGGTCCACATGCGACTGGGACGCCATCGCGATCACCACGTCCAGCGTGCCGATCCGCCCGATCTCACCACCGGTGAACGGCGCGGCCAGGTCGTGCGTGATCACGGTCAGCCGCTCATGCCAGCCGCTGTTCTCCGGTGCCTCTGCGAGGATCCGGGCGATACGGTCGCACCTGCCCTTGTGCCGGAAAGAATCCGTCCCGACCAGGTGCCAGTCGGTCTTGGTGAGGATGTGCTCCGTTACGTGCGAACCTATAAACCCGCCAGCACCTGTCAGTAGCACCCTCACCGGCGGAACAACCCCTCGTAAGCGTCAGCCCACATTTTCCAGCCCTTCTCGATGGTGTACTCCCGGGCGCGTTCCCGCGCCGCCGCGCCCATCTTCTCACGCAGGGCATCGTCACCGGCAAGCTCAGACATGTACCTGAGCCATTCGTGGTCCTGCTTGACCAGGAAACCGGTCTCGCCGTGTACCACGAAATCCCGGTACGGGTAATAGTCAGAAGCTACCACCGGTATGCCCAGCGCCCCGTACTCCAGCGCCTTCAGCCACGACTTCGACGCGTTGAACTTCGTCGCCGTGACCGGTGCCAGGCCGATATCCCAGTCCGGTGCGGTGTAGAAACCCCGGTCATCATCGGTGACCTGCACCCACGGGGTGAAGATAGCCCGTTCACCCGCCTTGAACGTAGGACGGTAGTCCGTCGCTGCGATGCGCAGGTCCCAGCCGGGGAACCGTTTCAGGAACCGGCGGACCGGCCCCGCGATAAGGCCGACATCAGCACCATGGGAAGCGCCGCCCGTCCAGCCGACCGCTGGCCTGGCCCGCCGGTTCCGCTCAATGTCACACACCCAAGCGGGTATGTGATTCGGCAGCACGACGACGTTCGGGTTGTACTGCCGCAGCACCTCCGCCAGAGGCTCCGTAGAGCACGTGATCAGATCAGCGACCTCCATCGCGTGCGTCGCCGCGTCGATGATGTCCGGCCGCTGCCAGAAGTTGTACGCCTGGAAGTTCTCCGGTGTCACCGAGAACACGTCGTCGTCCAGCTCGTACACCAGGCGGTTACGCGGAATCCTTGCCTCACGGAACACGTGGACGCCACCCGGCTTGTTGAACCGCTGTGCCACGATCACGTCGTGGCCTTCCATTGTCCGGGCGTTGATACCCGGGCCGTTGTCAGTATCCGCTGAGGCGAGCGTCACGTCATACCCGTGCGCCTGGAGCTGCCGCATCGGCAGGATCATCCGGTACCATCCGCACCCGGAACCACCGTCATGCCCGGCGAATATCTTCACGACGGGTCCTTACGCGCACCGTCGATCGTCCGCCGCACATAGGACTCGTCCAGGCCAGCCCGGACACCCGCCTCAGCCAGCTTGTCCACCTCGGCGGGTGGCAGTCCGTCCTCGGCTGCTGTCTTCGCCGCCCAGAAGAACCCCTTGTGGCGTTCACCTTCCGGCAGGCCCATGACGAAATCGGCCAGGCCGTCCGCGTTGTCAGCCACGCGTAACTGCCCGCCTTCACAGCGGCGTACCACAGGCAGCATCCATTTACGCATCGTGTGGCTCATAGATCCCCCACGCCAGGCAGCCCACTACGTCTTCCACACCGAACTCGTCCGCTACCTTGGTGACCTCGAAACCCGGGTGCCCCGTCTCGGCGCAGCGGCCGTAGTCGTGGAACGCGACCCAGCCGCCCGGTTTCATGACCATCAGCGCCAGGTCCAGGTCCCTGCGCACCGAGGCTTCGTCGTGCTGGCCGTCCAGGAAAGCACCGTCAACCTGGACGCCTTCCCGCCACAGGCGGGGTACTTCTTCCTCGAACCGGCCCTTGACCGCGCGGACGTGCTTCTTAACCCCGTAGCCGAGAAGGTTCGCGTTGAACTCATCCCACGTGTCATACACACCGGCGTGGTCGTCGCCCTGGTGCCAGTCAACTGAGTACACCATCTCGGCGACCGAAGCCATCACGATCGTGGAGAACCCGTAGAACGAGCCCAGCTCCAGCACCTTGCCACCGGTGGCGAGCCGGGCTAGCTCCGCTGCCTCGGCGGGCGTTACAGCGGTGACAAGGCCCTGCGGGAATATGACGTTACGAGTTCCAGGCACTGCGGTCCTCCAGAGTCCAGAACGAGATGCCGCGCTCGGCGTTCTCATGGTAATACTGCAACTCCGGTGACAGGTTGTCTAGGTCCTCGTACCACGCCAGGTGCTCAGCGATGTACGGGGTGCCGGTGCGGATCCCCTCGATTGAGAACCCGGTGTGCTCCGCGAGCGGCTGGTACACCGCTAGTGTCGTGTCGATCGGCGCGCGGTACACCGCGTCCTGGTCAAGCCACATGTGGTGCTCCCAGAACTGCCGCTCCCAGGACAGCACATGCTCCCGGTGATGGTAGGTCTCGGGTATGTTGTCTATCCGCAAACCCAGCCCGGCCTTGGGATAGTCGGACTTGTCCAGGACCTTCTCCAGGTGATCCAGCCAGTCATAAGGGCAGCTGTCAGCTGGCACCACGTCCGGGTCCGTGACGACGTACCTGTCGTCGCCGCAGAGCTTGCGGAAAGGCTCCCACGCCCACAGCTCCCGGGGGTGCCCGCCGCCCTTGCGGAGAACCTGAACCCCGTCTTTGCCCACCTGTTCCAGCCACCTCAGCGCCGGCGGGTAGGTCGAACCGTGGTCGACGATGCACACGTCAAGACCGGCCACCCCGAGGGCCTCCGCGCAGCGGGAGCCGTACGTCACCCGGTCCCGGAAGATGATGAAACCCTTCACTGGGACACCCGGAAGCGGGACGGCCACACGTCGGACGTCTCATAGTCCACGTTGACGTACTGGATGCCAGCGTCAAGCCAACGTTCGACCAGTTCCCAGTCTTCTTTCCATGACGCCGGCCCCCACGTGCCATGCTCCAGAACCCACCGCCGGTGCATCAGCATGGGCGAACCGATGTTCCCCGGGGCCAGCGGACCCCACCCGACCGTGACCGCGTGGGCGTGGTGTGACACCATGCGGGACACGGCGAACCCCGCATCAGGAGCGGCGTCCAGCGCGGCGGCCAGCTTCGAGCAGTGATCCGGGCGCAGGCTGTCATCATCGTCGCAGTAGGTGATGTACTCACCCATCGCATACTCAAGGCCGAGCAGCCGGGCGTGATGCCCGTAATGCTCCTCGCTGTCATGCACGGCCACCTCGTAGTAGCGCGGCCCGGAACCCTGGTACCGGGCGTTGAACTCCGATGCCAGCACCGGGTCCGGCCCGTCACAGACGACAACGTGGTCGACAAGCGGGTAATCCTGCGCCTGGACAGACGGTATGCACCGGGTGAACAGCAGGTCGCGGCGCTGCCACGTCGGGGTGATCACCGAAACAGCTCTGGTTCTCATGAGGACACCATATGCGTGTCGAAGAAACCGTCCTGCGCGCCCAGGTGCGAACGGAAACGGTATGTGCTGATCATCTCCTCGCGGATCTCGATCAGCTCATCCGCGGACAGGTCCGGGGTGCGGACTACCGCGTCGGTGCCGCGGTTCTTCTGCCCGTACGCGCCGAGCCCCTCCCCGGTGAACGACAGGTCTTGCGTTATCCCCTCGTCCATTTCCCGGCGCAGCTCGGTTCCCTTGTACGGGTAGTAGATCGCTATCTGCGCGTCGTCGATACCGGACTCGCAGATGAACCGCTCAGTCTCCGCGACCGTCTTGCGATTCTCCCCCGGCAGGCCGATCATCAAGAACGCCTTTACGGTGATCCCGTGGTCCTTGCAGTGGCGCACGCACGCGTAGTTCTGTTCCACCGTGGTCTTCTTGTCGATACGGTCCAGGATCTGCTGGGAGCCGCTCTCCGCCCCGAATGCCACCTCGACGCAACCCGCGTCCGACAGGGCGGCGGCGAACTCGTCCGTCATGAAACGGGCGTGGACGTTGCACCGGAACTTCAGGCCCGACCGTTTCAGCAGGTCCAGGTACGGCTGGCATTTACCCAGGTTGATCGCGAACAGGTCATCGAACAGGTACACGCCCCGGTAGCCCAGCTTCACGATGTCGTCCAGCTCGGCATCCGCGTTGGCCAGCGACGTCCACCGGGTCAGCGTCCGGGCGTCCTCGCAGAACTTGCACGCCATCGGGCAGCCACGCCCCAGCATCATCGTGGTCGAGTACAGGCCCGCCAGGGTGTACTTGTAGCCGCGGAGGAAACTTGCCTCACCCAGCCGGTCCGGTGGCGGCATCTTCGCCAGCTCAGCCCTCGGGATCTGGTCGTACGACAGGCGACGAACCTTCTCACCGCTCAGGATCTGCGGCAGGACCCGCTCCCCGTCCCCGCCGACCAGGTAGTCCCAGAAGATGGGCATGTCCCGGCCGTAATGCCGGACGTGCGGCCCGCCCGCGATGACCGTCTTGCCAGGCCACCGCATTTTGATCGCACACGCCAGGTCGTCCGCCTCGGCCCGCTGCGGGGTCATCACCGACACGCCCACCACGTCGGCATCAGCGAAGTCATCAGCACCGCTGTAGTCGTCGACCACGGCGACCTCGACGTCGGGCAACCCGGCTTTCACCGCTGACTTCAGGTACAGAAGACCCAGAGGCGGGTAGATGCGGTCGCTGTCAAGGAAAGGTGAACGGCACGAAACCAGTGTCAGCTTCACGTCCCTCACCGTCCTTCGCGGGGATAGGGATGATGCCGAGACCGAAGAACGGCCTGCCCTCAGCCGGTGCGGGCCGGTCAGTCTGACTGGTCCACTTCAGCCCGCGTTCCTTGCAGTACACGCCGATCGCCTCAGCGACCGGGTACTCAGGGCCGTTGACGTCTTCGTGTGCACCCGGTTCGCCGTAGGCGACCATCTGCCCGATGGTCAGTTCCACGTCGTGCATCAGGATCACTCCGCCCGGCCTGACCCGATGACCGAACCTGCGCAGCTCAGCCAGCGTGTGCTCATACCGGTGGGATGTGTCGATGAACAAGATGTCCAGCTCACCGGGGATGAAACGGGCCGCTTCTTCGCTCATGTCGTCAGCGGACAGGAAATCCCACAGCCCGCATGCTGCCCACTCGTTCGTCGAAGGGCCCATGTCGACAGACCACACATGCCCGCCGCTGGCCGCAGCCCCCGCCAGGAACGCCGAGGTTGACTCGCCCGTGCGCGTGCCCAGCTCGGCTATCACCGGTGCGCTGTAAGAACGGGCCGCCTGCCGAAGAATCGGCATCTGCTCCTGGATGTCCGACCACGCACCGAGCCTGGCCGCGTACCCTTCTTCGAGCCAGCGGAGCGTAGCCAGCGAGTAGGTGTCTTCCGCTCGCCACAGCGTGTACGGCTCATGGTAGAAAGGCTGGTCCACGGTCCCGCCAGCACCGGCCCGCCACGCCCCGCCGCCCTCGGCGTGCGTCGAGTCTGACTCGCAGCCGGTCAGGTCGGGGCGTTCCTGGTGGACGTAGATACCCGGGTGCACCAGTGCCCCCGCGTCCCTGCCCACGTACTCGAACCAGGTGTCCAGCGCGGGCAGCGGGGCGAGACGCCCGATCGCTGACAGCGCGTCGGCGTGCACCGCGGGGAAACAGGTCAGGCCCGGGTAGTTCCCGTTCAGGAACGCGATGCTGGCAGCGGGAAGTTCCCGCAGCATGTCGTCCCAGCCGCGGGTTTTCATGATCGCATCATCGGACCAAGTCGCCATGATCCACTCACCCGACGACCGGTTCATCAGCTCAGCCCAGTAGTGGCCCGAACGGACGTAACCGTACCTCTCCGGTGCCTGCCACACCACGTCAGCGTTCATCAGGGCCGCTGACAGGCCCGTCTCGATGTCATCCGGGTCGTGCGCGACCAGTATCTCTATCAGCTCCGGTCGTGCCGCTGTTGTCACCAGCGACTGGAGGGAAGCCTCCAGCTTGGCAGTCCTGTTCCGGGACGGTACCGTCACTGAGATGACCCCGCTGCGCCGCAGGGCCGGGGGGCGCAGGCGCAGCGGGATCATCGGCTCACTCACCGAACACCACCGGGGACGGGAGTGGCACGATGAACTTCCCCTGGTAGCCGCGTTTCCGCAGCGACACGATCAGGCTGTGCGCGATGTCCCAAGCCAGGATCAGCGCGTAAGGCGGCTGCTCGTCGAACAGCACCTGCTCATCCACGATCGGGACCTGCGTGCCAGGTATGACAGCGCCGATCTTGTCCGAACCCGCAACCTCACACGCGCACGTCAGGTACTTGCCGAGCCCGGCGAAGTTGACCAGCGGTGTCGCCCGGGTGGGTGCTGTCACCGCGTAGACAGGACCCGCCTTGACCGCCTCGTCCATCAGGGACGTGAGCTTGTTAACCATGCCCATCACGCGCACTTCCAGGTGCTGCTTCTCCTTCTGCACCACGGCGCGGAACGAACCGCCGTGCATCCCGATCCGGTTCCAGCTGACGATCATCAGGCCATGCCGGGCGAGCAGCAGGCCCAGCGAAGCGGGCGTGTAGAACCGCTGGTGCTCATGATAGATCGTGTCGATCTGGAGGCCCTCCACGACGTTGTACCAGTCCTGGTTGTCGATCAGGAACGTGCCGTGCCTGTCCAGGAGAACCTGTATCCCGTCGAGGAAGTCGTGCACGTCGTGGACGTGACCGAACACGTTCGACGCGACGATGACCTGCGCGCTGCCATGCGACTCGCGGATCTTCCCGGCCAGCTCAGCGTTGAAATATTCCTGCACGAACTGCACGCGGGGGTCGTCGCATTTCTTCACCTGGTCGGTCGGTTCGACCAGCAGCAGCTCCGCGTCGGGTGCTTCCACAGCGAGTGCTTTCAGCATCGTCCCGTCGTTACCGCCGATGTCAACGACAAGCGGCCTGTAATCCGCGTCCAGGGTGGGGTCAGACCAAAGCAGCGAATCCACGTACTCGGCTTGCGCAGCGAAATGCTCCCGCAGCGCCTTGGTGTTCCCGGTCGTATACGGGTAGTCCACGGGGAACACTTCGTCCCGCGGTGCGATAAAATCGAGCTGGACGAGGGTGCAGGTGGGGCATTCCACCAGGCGGAGCGGGTAACGCTTGTTCTCACGGCCGGGGACCGCCTGCGGGGTCGGCTGTACGCCCAGGTCAAGGACGTGGCGCAGACCCCCGGAGCCGCACGACTCGCAGTGGTAGACGGGCCCGTCAGCCATGATTCTCCCGGTACCAGGCGGCTGCGCGGGCGAGCCCCTCATCGAACGGGACCTTAGGGCCGTCGTAGCCGAGGCGCATCAGCTTGCCGATGTCAGGGAGCCGGCGGGACGGTGAGCCTTTCGGCAGGATCCCCGGTTCGATCTTGATCTCCCGGCCGTAGCATTCCGCCAGGCGGTAGGCCACGTCGGCGACAGTGTGCTCGTCCATGGTGCCCATGTGGTAGATCTCAGCCCCGGCAGGCGACTTCGCGAGCAGCAGCATGAACTGGTCGATGCAGTCGTCGATCCAGCAGAACGACCGGGTTTCCTCACCGCTGCCCTGGATCGGGAACGGAACCGGTGCTGATCCTCTGCCCCACTGGGGAAGCTCGTTGAACCGCTGGCAGAACTCGGGTATCACATGATGGGTGCCCATGTCCGGTCCGTAGATATTATGCGGGCGGACGATTATCAGCCGGTCCAGGATTCCTGTCCGCTGCCACGCCAGGGCAGCTAGCTCGCTGGCTATCTTCCCGCCACCGTAGGAGTAGCGGGGGTTCAGCGTGTCAGGAACGACCAGTGGCACGTTCTCCGGGGTGGGCCACACCGGGGGTGTCTCGTATGCCTCCGACGAGGACACCAGGACCAGCTCCCGGCAGCCTGTCGCCCGGCACGCTTCGAGGACATTCACGATCCCCCGCAGCGCCACGTCGAGGACCTGGCGTGGCTCGGAGTAGAAAGTCTGGGTTCCCTGCATGTAAGCAAGGTGGATGACCGACTCCGCACCCTGAGCTGCGACAAGGACCGCATCGGGGTTACGCACGTCGCCGTCGAAGACATCGCAGCGTTCCAGCCCGGCCAGGCGGCGGGAAGCACCCCGGGAGAAGTCATCCAGGACAGCTGTCTCGTGACCTTCCCTGCTGAGCCTTCGGGTCAGCGAAGACCCGATGAAACCGGCACCACCGGTGATCAGATATCTCACGGCGTCATACTAGCGTGCCGGGGCCGGAACCAACCGGGCGGGCAGTGCCTTTCCCGTACCCACCGTGGCCACGTGTCGTCTACGTCCACGGGTATCAGTTGGTCGGTGTAACCGAAATTCCCGAACGGGTTATGTCCCTCACGGTAGAACAGGTCGTCGCCGTTGCCGTGGTTCAGCGCGTCGTTGACCTCGGTGTGGCAGTGGGAATCCATCTTCGCCTGGATCCCCTGCTTGCCGCCCAGCCACGTCAGGTGGTGCCCAGTACCCGGCAGCTCCGGTCCTTTCGTCCACCCGTCGCGGCGCGCGGCGGCGAACGACGTGATACCGCCTACCGGGCGGGACACGGACGTTTTCAGCGGCCTGCCCCACAGCCAGTCGACCGCGAACATGCAGCACACCATCTCGAACACGCCCGGCTGCTGGTTCAGCACTGTTTCCAGCGCCTTGCCGTTCGGGATCTCATCGACGTCCGCGAGGATGATCCAGTCGCTATCTTCAGCGTCTGTCAAACCGCGTCCGATTGCTTCGCGCTGCACCGCTTCCTTATCCATCGGCGCGGCACCCGCAGGCAGGTCATCGACAACCACGTGGACGATCTGGTCCGACCAGGCCGAGAAGCGCTCCTTGTTCTCCGCGTAGAACAGCGGCTTGGGATGCCCCTGGTGGTCCAGGGTGGCCTCGACCAGGACGTGCGTGTACACCGGCCAGGAATCCATCTCCACCAGGCGGCATTCCAGCATGTCCAGTTCGTCGCGGAACAGGAACGTGTCGAAAATTCTCACCCGCGCCGCCACGCGTCGACCAGCGACCGGACCGTGCGGGTATCAGCTTGCCGCTGCCCGTTGTACCACATCTGATACGCCTGCCCGTCCGCGCCGTACCGTGAGCGGGCCTGCTCATACGTCGCGTCCATCGGTGCTGTCCCGAACGAAGGGTTGTAATGCTTGATCGTCACATCAGGCCGGTAAGACAGGCAGCATCCCTCCGAGATGTCCTTCCACACCAGGTCCGCGTAATAGTGAGTCATCATCGGCTGGAAAACCCACCCCAGCGCAGCGGTGATACTCGTGCTGATCACCACCGCCGTGGGCACTGCCTCACCGTGGACCGTGTCATCACCATAGGCGAAACCAGCCCCGCCCATATCCTCGATCGCACCGAGAAGCAGCGAATCCCAGCCGTGCGTCAGCGGCTCGTGGTCGTCACCGATCGAAGCGACCGCCCGGTAGCGTGACGAACGCTCCGCGGCTACCTTGTTCGTCCACCCGCCGCACGTATCCCGCGGCCCCTGCACATAGTCGAAACCGTGCTTCAACCGGTCATAGGAACTGTCGTCTTCGTCGATGCAGAACAGCAGGTCAGTCCGGGCGGTCGACCGGGCAGCGACAGCCTCAGCGATCCGCATGGCACCCTCGGGACGCCCCCGCGTGGGGGTGATGATCAGCAGGTCGCGCACGGCTCGGGACGCCAGCCACCCGCAGTGGCAGTCGCCGCAGATGAAGCCGTGCAGCAGCAGAAAACGGCCGCACCAGAAGCAGTAGCCCACACTGTGATCCCTGGCGTTTCCCGCTCCTGGTGCGGCTCAGATTGTCAGGTCTGCTTCCAGCCGGAACCGGACTCGAAATCACCGGTGGCGTTGCCGTTCATGTCACACGGGCCCGAGTTCGGGTCGACCGACTTCCAGCCGGCCACCGTGCCCTCGCTGGTCGCGTCGTACGGCTGGTAAGGCAGGCTCGGGGTCCCCTGGACGTGACCGCTGGTGTCAGGCACTGTATCCTCCTAATGCGTTTTCTTCCAGGCGGGCGGAGGCGGCGAGTAAGAAGCCCCGCTGTCCGGTGCGCCGTCATCCTTCGAGCGTGAATGCCACGGGCTGGGAGGCCCGGTAGGCACCTTGATGGACTCGACCACCGGAGGTTTGTGATCCAGTTCCTCACCGGTCAGGCTCGTCGCCGGTGAGGACGGCTGCCCGCCCTTGGCGGTCATCGCCAGCTCGTTGCTGACGATCTGGTTGCCGCCCTGCTGCGAGGTCGGGGTCAGGCAGTTCACAGTTCCGCCTGGCATCAGGTCAGAAAGGTCCTGCATGGTTCCTCCTACCTGGTCCGGTCGTCCTTGTAGTCGTGCCCGTTGTTCGAGTTGGCGTGGGTGGCCTTCTCCTGGCCAGGCGGGTACTGCACGGCCAGTGTGCTGCCGCCCTTAGCCGGTTCGGAACCGGGAGGGTACTGGCGGGCGACGTCGCTCATCCCCGCACCGACCTTCCGCCGCGCAGCACGCGGCCGCTGCCAGGCTGGAACTTGCCGCCCGGGACCGGCTCGTTGCCCTTGATGCCGGGGAGCTGAGGGCCGCCCGTCGCGTAACCCTGGCTGTTAGCCTCGGTCGACTCACCCGGGCCGCTCAGTGTCTCGCTGGACGACTCCATCTCGTACGTGCCGGTCATGAACGAACCGGGCCTGGTGTAGGTGACCGTGGAACCACCGCCACCGGTACCCGGCGACGTGGCAGTGCCCGGTGCGCCCGTGCTGTTGATAGCCGAGTCGGGGACGCCCGTCAGGCCGTCGACGAGCTGGCCTGCGACTACGGTCGGGTCGTTGGAATCGCCGCCACCGCCGCTCGTGCCGGGAGCACCCGTACCGGTGGGAAGAGGACCACCGAAGATGCCACCGTCACTCGCCGGTGGGTACTGGCCCGGCTCGGTCGTCGGGTCGTTGCCGCCACGGGTGCCCGAGTAGGCATCTGACTGGCCGCCGCTGTATGGCTTCTGCGACGGCTGGTTAGTACCGGCCATGTCTGGCTCCTTACCTCATTACCTTGTAACTGGCCGCACCGGCGGGGCCCGCATTCCCGCCGGTGCCGCCAGAGCTACTGCCCCTGGCTTGGCAGGCCCAACCTCGCCATGCCGAACTTGCTAGCGACAGGTGAGCAGCGCGGGCACTGCATGGTGGAACCGTCTGCGCTGTCCGAGCTGATGAAAGTCCCAGGCAGCGCGTAGTGCCCGCACGACAGGCGGGGAAGATCCCCCGTCTGCTGGCAGCGAGGGCAGATGACCTGGCCCGTGCGCAACCGCAAGACGTCAGCGTGAGCGCCGATCCGGCGACCGCAGGACGTGCAGCGTTCTGCGGTCGCCGGGTCAGCTAGCTTCAGCTTCCGCCGGTTGCTCACGGTTCAGGATGCAGCGCCGACGTACAGCTTGATCGCCCCGGTGCGGTCGACCAGTGTCCCGTCACCGCGAAGGATCGCGCGGAACGTCACGAGGTCGGTGCCGAAAGCGAAGTCGTCGGAACGCTCGAAGCGGACCCCGCCGACTAGCCGCACGAAGTACTGCGAGAAGTCACCGAAAGCGATGGCCTTCGCCGACAGGCCCTGCGCGGGCATGAACGGGTCAGCGACCAGCGGCTTGCCAAGCAGGAGGTCGGGCGAGCCGAGCACCGCGGAAGGCTCCCAGATGGGACGCCCCGTGGTGTCGGTGATCTTGCGGAACCCGCCGATGGTCTTGTCGGCCGCGAGCCAGTAGCAGCTGCGGGACTGGCGGTACGGCGCGATGACGCTGTACTCCAGGTCTACCAGGTTCGCGTACGACGGGGCGCCGGAAACACCGGTCGTCGCACCGGTGACGCCGGTCGTGGCGGTTGACACGATACCCGCGGGCTGCGAGGTACCGGAGCCGTTCACGAGGTCGTTGCCGAACGCGTTACCCAGAGCGCGTCCGGCCTGCATCGCGAGGTACCCCAGAAGGTCCACGGCGGTGTCGTCGATCAGCTCGCGGGCGACCTGCAAGAGAATGCCATACTTGTAGGCCGACAGCGGCTGCATGGAGAACGTCGGGTCAGACGTCGGGATAGCGCCCGCCTGCGCCGCGGAGGCGGCGGTGGAGTGCGCGGTGGTCTTCGGCACCTGGAGCGTCTCGCCGCCACCGGTGTTCAGGACCGTGGGACCGCACTGCATCACGCCGCTGACCTCAATGAGGTGCGCGATGAGCTGGTCGTAGAAGTCGGTCGGGATGATCGACGATGCGGTGCCCGTGGTCACCAGGGTCCGGTAGTTGACAGGCCCGGATGCCTGACGGCGGATTTCCAGCGTGCGGGGAGCCCCGTCCTCGCCGCGAGCCCACTTGCGGACCTCAGCGGCTATGTCGGACTGGCGCTGCTCGCCGCCACCGCTCTCACGCGGGCGACCCTCAAGGTCGTTGAACGCGTCGTCTGCGGCCTTGGCCCGCTTCTCGGTGTCAAGCACCGCACCGATGCGCTGGTCGAGAGTGCGCATCTCTTCCTGCATCGCGTCCCACTTGCCCTGCTCCTCAGGGGTGAAAGCGCGGTTCTCGGCGGCTGCGTCCTCAGCGATCTTCTTCGCGTCGTTCCAGACGTTCAGCCGGCGGTCGCGAAGGCGCTTAGCGACCTCACTAGCCATTCCTGGCCCTCCTGACTACTACGGACGGATCTGTGATAGAACCGGCTCCGTCCGCACCCAGGAGGGTGGCTACGGCCTCGGTGGCAACTATTAAATTATCTTACTTACCGCACATGCGACAAGTCTTCGCGAAGTAAGGATTGAGGTGCCCGCAGTCCGGGCACTTCCACTTACTTCTCGTCCTCACCCTGCTCACCCTCGGGTATCGAACCACCAGGGTTAGGGCTTCCCTCGTATTCCCTATCGGCGAACCTGATCCCCTCGGACTTCAGCTTGCCGTCCTCATCCAGGGGGCTTTCCTCGTTCGCCGGTCCGGGGGTGCTCACTGGTCCGCGTACGGGTCTTCGGCGTTGTCCAGCAGGTCCAGCAGGGCCAGCGCGCCCGTTAGGGTCTTCTTGCGCTCCTGCTGCTGCTTGGCCTGCCGCGCCGGTCCGATGTTGTCGGTCCTCTTGAAGAACTCCATCGCCCGGTTCTCCGCCAGCCTCTCCCGGACCTCGTCCGGTTCGGCCTGCACCCACTCCGACAGAGAGCGGACAGCGCCGTCCATCGAACGGGCCGCCGCCGTCGCATCCGGGTACGCCGGGTCGAGCACGGGGGCCACGTCGATCAGCTGAACGGCGTGCAGGGTGCGCATCGGGTAGTCGAACTCGCTGACACCCCACTCGTCACCGCCGGGGAACACGCGGAAAGCGAACGAGCTGTGCCGGATGTCACCGCGCTGCACGTACTCCAGGACGTCCCGCCGTGAGTCCGGTGGGATCACGTCGTACATCAGGCCAGTGTCATCGACGGACAGGCTCAGCGTCCGCGCGTACGTGGTCCCGAGCAGCGCATCGTCCTTGTGGTTGTACCGGCACACCACATCCGGCCAGCCCTCCTGCTTGGACTCGTCGAACGCGTTCCGGTTGACCTGCTCGACGAAACCGCCAAGCCGGCGCGACAGCTTACCGAAGCACGCCGCGTAACCCCAGATGTGCGCGGGACCCTCCTTGCCCACCGGGTCGCTGCGCAGTTCCAGCGGGAACCGGATGAACCGCCGCTCAGGGAAAGCCTCCGGGTCCGGCTCCATGCCGCCGAAAGCACGCTGCACAGCGGTCGGCTTGATGCCGAACTTCCGCGCAGCCGCCATGATCTTCGGCATGGCCATCTTGCCGAACGGCGACTGCGAGGCACGAGACAGTGCGTTCCGTGCGTGGGCCTCGTCGTGCACGGGGAAATGCCGCTTGCTCCGGGGCGTGGTCCGGCCCTGCGCGTCCTTCATGCCTCCGCTTTCGATGAAAGCGAAAGCGCTGTCCGGCAAATCGTTGATCGCCTGACTGGACAATTCAGCCATTGAGTTCGACCTTTCTTGCGTGTAAACTTAGGCCATGGCCAGATATATCCCCGGCAAGACCTGCCAGCAGTGCGGCGGCCTGATCCCCTGGAGGGATGGACGGTCCGCCCGTGAGAATGCGAAGTTCTGCGGCAACCACTGTAAGCTGGCTTACCAGTCAGAAAATCCTTCACGCCCACGTATTGAACGGGTGACCGTACCGTGTGCCGAGTGCGGCAAACCAGTCACCTTCCTGCCTTCGCAGCGCGGCTCGTACAAGCCGGGCCGTACCGACAACATCTACTGCGACCGTAAGTGCAAAGGTGCAGGTCACAGTAAGATCATGACAGGGCGGCGCCCAAGTAACGGCATCTATACCAGCGTAAGTACGTTCCGCTGGATCGCCCGTAAGGCTTTCTATGACCGTTGCTCACTCTGCGGCTGGGACGAGGCCCCGTGCGACGTGGCCCACATCGTCAGCCGCAAGGATGGCGGTACGGACGATCTGGAGAACGTGACGATGCTGTGCCCGAACCACCACCGCATGTACGACTGCGGACTGATCACACAGGATCAAGTCAGGCAGAATCGCTTCAGGGTCCTCAGGTGAGGTGGTCTTGGCGTAAGAGCCGCGAACCCCGCGAACGCTGGTATGTGCAGTTCGAGGAAGGTGGCCACGTCTACACCTATATGCGGACGTACAGCGATTTCTGCCGAATCATGCAGGACCGGCATACGGGCGGCGATGATCCACCCTTTGCCATCTGGGTCGTACGGAAGGGCGAACGCTGTCGTGTAACAATCCGCCTAGAACCCTAGTGCCGCCCGTTGCCGTTGCCGTTGGCGCTTGCTGGCGGGATCCACGGGCCCACGAACTCGGGGCCCAGGGCCTCGTCGCGTTCCGCCTGGCGGACCGCGGCGACGATCTTGTCAAGTACGGGCTGCGGTAGCCCGTACGTGCCGTCTTCGCTGCTGCGGACGGACAGCATGTCCTTCACGATCTGCTGCAAGACGTTCGGTGGCTGGAAGCTGCCACCCGGCCCGCCGCTGCTGACATCCGCGCCCGCGCCACCCGGGACGTTCACAGCAGGGGGGGCGTTCTGCGCGCCCACGCCCTGCGCCTGGCCCGCACCCGGTGGCAGCCCGGAAGGTTCCTGGTTCGCGGCGAGAGACTGGAGGTACTCGTATAGCAGGCGCTGCTCCAGCGTGACCTGCGGCAGCAGCTCGTTCGGGATGGCCCGCACCGACCGGGCCATTGCCACGATCGCTTCCAGCGGGATGTTGTCCTTACCCGTCCCGTTCGCCAGCGGCTCCAGGTCCTCGGTGTCGCGCATCTCGTCGATCGGCTTGAACCCGATCTCCCGCCACGTCTTGTAGATCTGCGCCCGCTCCTGAAGGTCCGTCTTCAGCAGCGCATCAGAGTTGAACCGGGCGAACCGCCGCTGCGGCAAGATAGTGAAGAACGCCGTCTCCAGCCGGACCATCCACGGGCGCAGCGACTCGATGATCTGAAGCGCCGACTGCATCGTGGTGGAATAGGTCAGGGAATCGCCGCGCTTGCCGCCCACCCGGTCCGGTGGCAGGCCGTAAACGGCGGCGAGCTGCGTGGCGTTCATCTGCATCGCCTCGATGAACTGCGCCTCCGACGGGGGGACTGTTACCGGGTGGTAGTCCCAGTCGCGGCCGTACACCAGCGGTTCGCGGCGTCGGATCGAGGTGTTCAGCATCGCCCGGATCTCCGACGCGTCATCCGGGTTGATCTCGATCTCGTTGTTCTTGAACGTGCCGGGCGGGAAGCCGCCCGCCTTGAACCAGTCCGTTCCGTACCGGGTGGCTTCGATGCCGTTCAGGATCGTGATCGCGAACGCGCGCAGCGGGGAGATCCCCTCGGTCCTGCCGGGCAGGCTGAAAGCCTTGATGTGGAAGTATTCCTCGCGGCGCATCAGCCGCCCGTAGAAGTACACGCGGGTGCGCAGCGGGTTGAACGGCCCGATCTCGTCGTCGATGACGGTGACCATTTCCGGTGGCATCCACTGGATCTGCTGCGGGTAACCGTATCCGTCGCGGGACAGCACGTAACCCCACGCATTGCCGTGCAGCAGCAGCGACGTCAGGCACTCGTACAGCCAGTCCATCAGATTGGTGCCCGGTGCGGGGTCGTCGAAAATCGACGGGCCCTCCCACCGCTTCTGGTGGCCGTCCGGTGTCTTGATGTACAGCTTCAGCGGCAGGGAAGAGATGTACTCTGCGATCAGCCGCACGCACGCGTACAGGGGCACCAGGCGCAGCCCCTCATCCACCCCGTACATGGAACGGGTGGGGTGCAGCGGCCCGCCTGTGTCGAACCTGGTGTACGGACTGTCCCAGGGTCGCCAGGGCACTCCTGCTATGGTGCGCTGCTCGTTTCGGCTTTCACGTACCCGGTCGACAAGGCCCATGCGGTCCCTTCCCTCCGGGTAGAAGTTTGTTATACTCATGATGCTCAGTGACCTGAGCACGGGCTGGTCCTCAATAAGCCATTACGCGCCCAAACGGGGCTGGCCCGCACGCCCCCGCCTGTACAGGTACGCACGTATCCGCTGGCAGCTTTTAAACTGGCAGGTCTGGAACGGGTGCGGTCCGCCGTCAAAAGCGGAGGGGGCACTACTGTTCGATCAGCGTCCCGCCCGGTCCCGGGCGGGTCCTGACGGGAGGAGCTGGCTTGTCCTGCGACACCTGGACGTGAGCGCCGCTCCGGTATCCGTACCGGACGGCTAGCGCGCAGAACACCAAGGCCCGCCACGAAGCGCCGAACACCCAGCCGACCGCGAAGAACACCGCGGTAATGACCGTCGCGGCTGTCTCACCCGGGCGCACCCGGGAAGCATGCTCGGAGATCTCCTGCCGGGGAAGCGCGTCCAGCCGGGACTTGTGCCCGTTGACCGCGGGGAACTGCTGGGTTTCCGCTGTCATCACAGCCCCTTATCGGTCAGCCACCGCTGGGCGGCCTTGGAAACCTGCCCGTTGCCGCCGACGTGGTGCAGCTTGACCCACGGGTGGAGCACCGTCGCGAACGTCACGTCCGCTGAGGCCGGTGTAGGTGGCACGGGGACGGGGACAGGAGCGGGGGCTGACAGGGGCAGCGAGACGGTGGCGTCGCCCTGCTCGCCCAGCAGCCGGTCCAGGGTGTCGAAGCTGTAGCTGAACGAACCGCTGGCACCCCATCCGGTACCCCACGAGTTGTCGAAGTGGAGCAGCTTGCGGTCCATGTCCTTGCCCCGGCACAGGTATTCGTGGCCGCCGCGGATGCCCGCACCCGGGCTGACCGCCACCAGGCCGCTGCTGTCGGGGCTGTCCATCGAGTCGTACCAGTTGGAGCCGATACCGACCGGGCCGTCTTCCAGCGCGTCCAGCACGTCGTTCAGGGTGAAGCAGTGCAGGTAACCCGAGATGAGCCCCAGCTTCTTCGCGACCTGCGCTGCGGAGGGACCCGACGAGCCGTTGTCGTTCGGCGGGTAGGGGCCGTCACCGTCGATCGTCTCAGCACCGGAGTAGATCTTGTACCCCAGGCTGCCGTCCAGCGCCGGGTGGCCGGCGGGTAGTGCGTCGAAGACGGGACCGGTGCCGAGCGCGCCGACCTGCTCGAACCCGGTGCAGGCACCTACCTGCCCCTGGTCCAGGATCGGGATGTGCCGTGGCCACATCTGGCTGTTCAGCTTGCGCCCCGTGGCACGCCACGGGAAGGCCCGGTTCCGGGAGTCGTGGTAAAGGTTACGGCCGAGCGGCAGCGGGTGGCTGCCCGGCGCTGGGTCCCACGGAATGGTCCCACGCGTCGTGGTCCAGCTGGTGATCATTTCGCCCTCTCGCGGTACTCGACCCCGTGAACTTCGATGTCCGGGTTGTACCTCACGGTATCAGGGCGGCTGAAAACCTGGAATGGAAGGTTCAGGCAGCGGAACCACACCGCGGTCACTTCCCCGGTCTTAGGGTCGATCTCGATGTCCAGTCGGTCAGTTCCGTGGATAGTGCCGCCGTCTCCGTAGTAGAAGTTACCGTCACCGCCGGCCAGGGACTGCTTCAGCCGAAAGATGTCTTCGGGGCCCATCTCCGGCATAGCGCCCTCCCTAGCCGAGGCTCCTGAGCGGGTTGTAGCTGCGGCGCAGGCGGTTGAAAGCCCAGTACGCCAGGGTCGCCGAGGTCAGCGGGGTGATATCGGACGCCGTGTTCTTCCGCGACCAGCCGCGCATCCCGTCGCCCACGTCCCGTGTCTCAGCCCGGGCCAGCGCCGACCGCAGGTACGGTGCCTCGTCGCGTCCCAGTTGCCCGATGGTCTTGTCGCGGATCGCGGTGACCATCAGCGTGAACGCCTGCGCCTCTTCGGATGCCCCGGCCTTGAGGAATTCCAGTCCCTGGTTCTCCCCGTCGTCGATGAGAGCCGAAGCGGGAGCGGTCTTCGGGACGGCGATCCCCAGCGGACGCCACTTACGGCGCAGCTCCAGCAGCATCGGCACGACCCAGCCGGTGCCGGGCCGGAACCCGTTCGACGGTGTTTCCACGATGACCAGCCCGTCGGAGGGACGCTGCCACGCAACGGATATGCACGCGGAGTTCAGGTCGGGAGTGACATCCACCCCGAAGCAGACGGGTGTGACAGCACCGCCGAATACCTGCGTCTCGCACGCATTCCACTGGTCCTCGGTGACGACCAGCCAGCCTTCCTCATCGGTGGGCCAGTGGCCCGCGCCCAGCCGCTCGACGTTGAACGCGTCCTCGGGCATCGAGTCGAGTTCCCACGCGATGTGCTCCAGCGTGATCCGGTAGCCCAGCGCCGGGTTGGCCTTCGCCCACGAATGCGGGTCGTCCCGGTCGTCATGCTGGTCGCAGACGATGTACTGGTTCGCCCGGCGTCCGTAGCGCATGTCACGGTGGCACATCTCGTTGTGCGGGCGGATCGACCACTCGAAATAGGCCAGCCGCTCGTCATCACCGCGGATTCCACGCCGCCGCACAGACGCCAGCTGCGTGGAGTCAGGCAGGCCCGCCGATGCGAGGTACCACAGCTGGGGGTTCGGCACGGCCGACATGGTAGGCATCGAAGCGCCCACCTGGTCGGTTGTGAGGATCATCGCCTCGTCCCACACCAGGCAGTTACACGTGAAAGACCGGCCTGAACCACGGGACCGGGCGAGGAACCGCAGGCGCGGGGCGACCGACTTGCGGATCAGCCTGGCGTTCGGGCCGAAGATCAGCGCCGGTTTGGGCCGCAGCGTGACCGCTTCCTCACCGTGGGACGTGATGATCGACTTGACCCGGCGGTCGAGTTCCTCGCAGCCCTTGATCCTGTCCCGCAGCCGCAGGAAATGCTCGTTCGACGCCTTGAACTCGTGCGCGGTGTGGATGATCAGCGGCTCTGAAAGCTGGAACAGGCCGAACAGCTCCCGGCCCTCCACGGTGGCGTTCTTGCCGTTCTGCCGGGCGAGGACCTCCGCTACTTCCTTCGCCGCCCAGGTGCCGTTCTGCCGGGTGCCCAGCGAGTCTTTCAGCGTCTCCGCCTGCCACGGGTCGAACTCGAACCCGACAGAGGTGCAGAACTCGATGCATTCGCGGCCCGTCGCGTCCGAATGGTAGTCGGGCACCGACCGGATGCGGGGGTGCTGAACCCCGAAGACGGGGGATTCGCTGAATGCGGGCATCGCCATGCTAGTCTTCTTCTTCGCACCCGCTCATCATCGCGATGATGACGGCGATGAGGATGCGCAACGCCTCGTTGCGGGTGAAACCCGCATCGACGTAGGCCATGAACATCTCGTGCTGCTGCACGACTCCTGCTTGCAGCTGGGTCAGCGGTTCCTCGGGGCTGGCCATCAGCCGTGCTCGCGCATCAGCCGTTCCTCACGGCGTCGTTGAAGCTCATCTATCTTGTCTCCTTCAGCTCCTGGCGGTGCCATCTCGCGGAGCTGGACCGAGCATAGCCGAAGCTCCCGGAGTATCTGGGCGAGGTCTCGCGGCTCCAGGTGCCGGGCGTCCGCTTCGGCTGCCAGGGTGAGCATGGCCTGGGCGACCGTGCCGGTGGAGACTGATTCCGGGAAAGTCCTGAGGTCCCTGCGGACTGCCCGTTCGACAGGGCCTATCTTGCGTCGTGCAGGCATAACCTGAGCCTCCCCTGATACACTGTCAGCACGCGAGAGTGCCAACCTGGAAGGGCATAGTCATGCGTGACTACGACCAGTACCTAACTGAGCTGCGACGACGAGGTTACATCACCCGGCGCAGCCTGGGCACGGGCCACCTGAAGATATTCGACCAGCACGGGTGCCTGGTGGGCGTGCATTCGGGGAACGGCGGCAGCGACCGGCGGGGCCTGCTGAACCTCAAGGCCGATATCCGCCGACATCAGTGCCTAGCCGGTGAAAAGCAAGGCGAGCATGTACAGCGCGAGGCCCGCAGCGACGAACGTCGCCCAGATCGCACGCGGGGTGACTACCCATGCCACGACCGCGGCCACGGCGAACAGCAGGAAAGCCAGCAGAATCAGGAACCCGTGTACGCCGCTGACGGCGAAGCCGCTCGCTAGCGGTGCTAGTGACGTGTGCATGGTGACCTCATTACCCGCATAGAAGGGAACGTAACATGACGGTCAGTGTCTCCGGGCGGCTGCCTGATGGAGACGGCAACGGTCTTAACGCGGTCTTGTCCGACCTGATCCGCGACCCGAAGAAACTCCACGTCTGCATAGCCATCCTGGACGGGAAGAAAGTCACGACCGACGCCGATTCGGGTGAGACGGTCCCGACCGCTCGCATCCGCCGGATCGAGGTCCTGCTCGACGAGGATGACATGAGGGTCGCGGAGAACCTGATGCGGCGCGCCCTGGACCGCCGTACCGGACGTGAAGCACTGCCGTATGACCTGGAGGAAGAAATCAGGGCCGCGTTCCCCGGGAAGGTCGAAGACTACACCGATGACGAGCCAGGGCAGACTGGTCCAACGCCAGAATAACTGATAGAAAAAACAAGCGCAACAGGGAGAGTCCATTGTCGCCAGATGAGAACCGGGCCGCGAGGATGCGTGATGCCAGCCTGCTGATGGCCGCTTACCTGGGTGCCCGGGCCAAGATGACGCCGCGTGACGCCTACGCCGCGGCGGTCAAGTGGGTGGCTGCCTACAACGGCTACCTGGCGGTGTGCTCCCGGCGGGAGTAGTGTTAGCGGCATCGGGGAGGCGGCCTTGAAGCATCCGAAGCATGCAGAGACTAAGGCGCAGCATGCCGCTTCGGTGAATTGGGCTAAAGCCGGACGTGCGGCGCAGGCGCGCAAGCGCGCGTTCGAGAAAGCGCATGGCTTGCCGACGCGGACGAAGGCTCAGACGCAGGCGTCGCTGAAGTGGGCGGCTGCTGGCCGTTCCGCGCAGGCCCGCAGCCGGCAGGGGCTCCAGCCGGTAGCGAGGCAGAAGCCGGCGCTGGCGCTGCCGGGTTACGGTATTCATGATCTGCCGGTATGCGCGGCGGTCGCGGTGTCCGAGCACCTGGCCGCGGCCACTGGTGCTATCGCATCCGATGCCGGTATCCTGTCACTGGTTGACGGCCTGGGTGGCGGCTGCCTCGCTGATTACCTGGAGGCAGCCGCCACGGACGGCCTGGGCGGTGTGCGGCTGGCGGGGTTCTGGCCGTGTGACCCGGACATGTTCGTGCCGGGTCTTGTGTACGGGGTGCGGTTCCGGCAGGGTTATCACGCGGTGCTGTCGCACCCGTCGGGGATGATCTCATGGGGCATGCTCATGCCTGTTACTGGAGTGCCAGTTGAGGCATGGCACCTTGAGTGGGACACTCAGCTGTCCTAACTGCGACATGCATAGTACAATAAGAGTATGGCAAACATGCTGCCATACCATCCACCCATGTCCTGAGCCAAGAAGGAAACCATGCCCGCTTACGCCAAGATCAAGAAGAACGAACTCATGGACGTGCTGACCGCGAACCGCGACAGTCACCGCACCAAGTTCCTCGCCGCGCAGGAAGCCTACCGCGCCCGCGTCATCGAGATGCTGGACCAGCGACTGGCCGACGCACGCGCAGGACGCAGCATCGACCTCGCGTTCCGGCTGCCGGTACCCGAGGACCACACCGCCGACTACGACCGCGAGCTGCGCATGCTCGAAATGGAAGTCGAGGAGACAGTTACCCTTGACAGCCGCCTGTTCGACCAGCTGGTCATGGACAACTGGTCGTGGAGCGCGGTTTTCGCCGCGACGAACTCGGTTTACGCGGTGGAGTAAATGGCCAACCCCCATTCACCGCTGACGAAGATCAGGGCCCGCCTGGCGACATGGCTCGAACCCTACCCGGATAGGGGCGAGGCGTGGTGCGTCAACTGCGCGCTCAACGGCGGGCGGACCCTGATCGTGCCCGCGACCGGTCACGCTCGTCATGTCATGCAGCATCGTGACGAACAGGGCATGCGGAGCGCTGTGAGCATCCGGGTTAGCTGGGGGTCTGCCGGGCCCCATCTCTGCGACGAACAGGACGACGACTGATGCCCAGCGGGCGCGCCATCGTGATACGCGGCAACGCACGTCACCTGCCGTTGCCGGATGAAAGCGTGGACCTGATCGTCACGTCCCCCCCGTACTACTCGCTGCGGTCCTACACCGACCAGGGCAGGCATTACGACGGGCAGATCGGCGCGGAACCCACCCCGAAGCAGTACATCGAATCGCTGATGGAATGCACCCGGGAATGGGCGCGGGTACTCAAGCCGTCCGGTTCGATCTTCGTGAACCTGGGGGACACGCACTCGTCCGTGCAGGGAGTGCGGGAGAACCACGACCAGAACCTGTCCGGTAAGCGCAAGTCACGCGGCGAGGGGAAAGGGTTCGCCAAGTCGGGGCCCGCCGTGTGGGGTGTCCCGTCGAAGTCCCTGATCGGGGTGCCGTGGCGGTACGCTCTGGCGTGCATCGACGAGGGCCTGATCGTACGGCGTGACATCATCTGGTCCAAGCCGAACGGCATCCCCGAATCGGTGGATGACCGGGTGCGGACATCCCACGAGTACATCTTCCACATCGTCAAGGCCCGCCGGTACTTCACCGGGGTCGATGAGATCCGCGAACCCCACAACTCTGAGTCGTTCGCGCGGTTCGCACCAGGCCGGGCGCTTCCTGGCAGGCGACCAGCGGAAATCTACAACGGCAAACCGGCGCAGACACTAGGGCTGGAAAAGGCCCTGCACCCCGCCGGTCGGCTGCCCGGCTCGGTGTGGACGATCCCCGTGCAGCCGCTGATCGGCCCGGCGTGCCGCCTGGTGTGGGACGGACGGACGATCTGCTGGTTCAGCACGTGGGAAGAGGGTGAGCGTCACATGCGGATCCTCGCCCGCGACGCGTGGATGTGGGCTGGCGTGGCCGGTCGTCCGAGCCTGCGACCCGAAGTTGAGCATTACGCGGCGTTCCCGATGGAGCTGCCACGGCGGATCATCCAGGGGTTCAGCCCGACCGGTATCTGCACCCAGTGCGGGCAGGGCAGGCGTCCCTTCGTGGACCGGGAACGTCACCACGCCAACACTGATGTTTCCGTCATCAGCTATGAGTGCGACTGCGAGACGCCTGAAGCGCCCACCCGGCCCGCCGTGGTTCTGGACCCTTTCGGCGGGACAGGCTGCGCCACGTTGGTCGCCGCTTCGATGGGACGCATCGGCATCAGCAACGACTACTCCCATTCCTACTCGCGGTTCGCCCGCTGGCGGACCACGAGCAGCACTGAGCGGGCCAAGGCCATGCAGGTCCGCAAGCCGCCACCCCCGCCCGACCCGCGGCAGGGGACGCTGTTCGACCTCAGTGAGGTATAGCAATGATCAAGCCCCGCAAGACACCGTGCGCGTCGTGCCCGTACCGGTGTGACGTTCCATCCGGTGTGTGGTCCGAAGATGAGTACCGGAAGCTGGAAACCTACGACGGCGGCACGGCCGAGCAGGCCATGAAAGGCGCGCTCGGCGTGTTCGCCTGCCACCAGGGCGGCAACGAGATCTGCGCCGGTTGGGCTGCCGTCCACGGGAACCGCGACAACTTCGCGCTCCGCATGGCTCACCTGATGGACCCGCACGTAGATGTCGGTGCGGTCATCGAGTACACCACCGATGTTCCCGTGTTCGCCAGCGGCAAGCAGGCCGCTGATCACGGGCGCAGGGAGATAGAGCAACCGGGCTCAGCAGCCCGGGAAGCGGTCGGGAAGATCGCGAGAGTAAGGCAGATGCGGGGTCAGCCCGTGACATACTCGGGCTCCTCGCAGACCGGAAGGGGAAAGTAAATGTCACTGTCGACGATCATCATCGTCGGGTTCCTGTTCATGCTCGCCGTCCTGGGTCACACCTTGTGGCACGGAGCTGAGGTCGCCATCTTCAACTTCGTCGTGCAGGCTTTCACCGGCGCTCACGTGACCGGCTGAGCCGTGAACGGGTTCGAAGTACACGAGTACGTGATGCGCCCGTACCTCACGTTCTACGACGAGCGCGGCGACGTTATCGACAAGATCCTGCTCACACCGGACAAGGTAGCCATCCCGCTGCAAGCCACGTATCTGACGTACGAAATGGACGTCAGGCAGGCTGATAAGAGCGAGGACGATGGCGACGTTCGATGAGCTGTACCCGGACGCGCCGCTGTGGTTCCAGCCGCCGCACGGCGAAGACGACGACGGCGCGGCGAAGTGCCCCACTACAGGGCCGTGCTGGAACTGCGGCACCCCCACGGCGTACGTGGACCTGGACTTCGAGGGTCACCTTTGCTCCGAGGCGTGCCGTGACGTCAAGTGGGACGAGTACTTCCAGGCGCTGAGGCAAGGAGCCGGTGACGGTGATCCACCACCTTATCTATGAGGCAGGCCGGTACCACGGAAGCGGCGGCGGGTACGCACTGACCCTGTTCTTCCGGTGGCTGTGGCACGAGATCGGCTGGTGGTCTATGTTCATCATCGGGCCCCTGACCGGGCTAGGTCTGTGGGGCATGTGGAACGACAGCGGAGAGGATCAGTAATGGCGGGACTCAACTGCCCGGTATGCAACAAGCCTGTCAAGCAGGTCAAGCACAAGTCGGGCATGCACACCGCGTGCGAACGACGGCTCAAGAAGAACCGCAAGGTCAAGATGCCGAGCGGGACCTGATGCCCAGCGGGGTCACGTGGGGGAACCACGGCCCTCACTGCCACGGGAGTTACTGCTGCGAATGCAACGCCTGCCACGGGCCGAAGCCGGGAGCGAAGTGATGGAGCCGATAGAGTGGTAGCGGGGACGAGATTCGAACTCGTGCTTGAAGCTTATGAGGCTCCCGAGGTACCTAGCTCCTCCACCCCGCGGCGTGTCCGGGCCTGTTACTGCTACCCCGCACGGGCGGCCCGGACAGGTATCAGTGTAGTGGCGGGGGACTCGGGGTTCAACCCCATCCGGGAGCACGGAGTTCGCGCGGTCCCCCGGGCCTGCCCGCTGATCATGGCAGGCAGTGCTCCGTCCGCTGGTGATCCTATCAGGCGTAGGCTGGGATGATGGCTGGCAGGAAAGTCGTGTTCAACATACGCGTGTCGGAGGAAACAGCTCAGGCCATCGACCATGCGCGTGGCGGCCAGTCCCGCGCGGGCTGGGTGAGCGACCTGATCGACGCGGCGCTCGCGGCTGGTGGTGACCCGCCGGTGGAGTACCGGTCAGGGTCGCAGCGCAAGCGCGCGGAGGCAGCTGGCGGTAAGTGCCCGCATCCGCGCGCCCGGGTGATCAAGGGTTTCTGTTACGCGTGCGGCATGCCAGCCGCTATCTGAATGACCACATGAAAACGGGTGTTCCTCCTTTCCGCCCGGGCGGAACCCCGGGGATACCACCGTGCAGGAACAGGGTAGACAGAGGCCCTGTAGCCGTGCGGGCGTTTGGCGACGCCCCGGCCTCGCACCACGCGGCAGGTCCCCGGGTTATCCGCTGTATCTCACCGAGGAGAAAGATGAGCAGACCACGCGGGGAGTGCCCTAGGGGCGGTCCTCACGAACCGTTTTATGCCACGGCCGGGACTTTCACCCTCAAGACGAATAAGACCGGCGGTGTGCGCACCAGGGGCCGCCCGAAGGCGCTGAGGTGCAAGAAATGCCGGAAAAAGCTGTGATCCCGGGCTGGCCGTGGAAGTGCAGGCGGTGCAAGGATTCGCGGACGATCTGGAACGGGAAGAAAGTCGTGCGCTGCCCAGACTGCAAAAAGAGTACAAAGAGAGCACGCTAGTGGTACACTAGGTCTGGAAGGGAGACTTACAGGCCATGTGCAACCCAATCACCACCAATCACCCGGAGCTGCTCCTCGAAAAGGGCGTCCACCTGGGCTATGAGTGGGAAGTCACGTCCAACCGCATGGGCTACCGATGCGGCTACGTCCGCGTCCCCGCGGGTCACCCGTGGCACGGTAAGGACTACGACGACGTGGACCCCCACCCGGAGGTCCATGGCGGGCTCACGTTCGCGGAGTCCGACACCGACTGCGGCAAGGGCGGTGAAGACAACGCCTGGTGGCTCGGGTTCGACTGCGCACACGCCGGTGACGCACCCGACCCTGACCTGCCCGGTTCCGATACCATGCACCGGTACGGACTGCCCACTTACGGTACGGTCAGGAACGCCGGGTACGTAGCCGGGCAGTGCCGCCATCTCGCCGAGCAGGCCGCACAGGCCGCTGCATCGGCCGGTTACTACAACTGGGAAAACTAGGAAGGAGCGCCTTATGCGCAGCTGGGAGCCCCTGACAGGCAGGTAACGCCTAGTCAGGGAAGGGAGGTGAACACCTCCCCATGCCACCGCACAAGGGCGGCAAGAAGAACCGCAAGTGGAACCGCAACCGGATCAAGTGCGCGAAGTACGCCGCTGAGCACCGCAGGGTCAAGAACAACCCGGCCCGCACGCAGCGTGCCAAGGAGCGTACCCCGCACTACCGGAAGCGCTGACAACATCACAAGCCGGGGGCGGCCCGAAATCAACCGGTGGGCCGCCCCCTTTTTCATCACCGTCCGGGTGTAAAACGGGAATCATGCCACGACGCGACTGGAACACACCGTCCGCACACTCTCAGAAGCCGCACCACGCCAAGATGCACTCTCCCGCCCGCGGTGCGGGGCACGACAAGAAACTGCGTTCCGCTAAGCGCAGCCACGGCGACCGCCGTGCTTCCTGCCCGTTCTGCGGGCACCCGACAATCGACGTATCACGGCACCGCAGGATCAACCACAGCGACTGGGGGCGGTGACATGCGGATCCTGGTCACGGGTTCCCGCAAGTGGATGTACCGGTCTGTGCTGGCTTTGAAGCTGGCTGAGGCTGCCGCCGGTGTACCGCCCGGTGAGGTCACCGTGGTGCACGGCAATAACGGCAACGCGGACCTGATGGCCGATAGTGAGGCGCGCCTGCTCGGGTTTCACGTGGAACCGCACGACGCGCACTGGGAAGCTCCCTGCATCCAGTACTGCCAGCCGGGTCACCGCCGCCGCCACGAGAACGGGCGCGAGTACTGCCCGGCAGCTGGGAACTACCGCAATCAGGAGATGGTGGACGCGGGCGCGGACATCTGCCTGGCGTTCTACCAGCCGAAAGCGGCGAATATCGGTACAAACGACTGCGTGAACCGGTGTATCCGCGCCGGTATCAAGGTCAAGGCGTACGGAAAGGAATAGCCATGGAAGCCATCAGGTGGGCTAAGGACCGGGTGTGCCGGCGCTGCCGGAGGTCGAAGCCGGGGCACAGTGCGTGCAGCTCACGGAACTGCGTGTGCCCATGCCGCTGGAATTACGGGAACGTCCCGCGCTAAGGAAGTCGCCATGATCACTAGGATGAGGAGTAGCCGTGGGTTCCATGCTCACCTTCGAGGGGGCGAGGGCGACGATGTGCGTCGCCAGCTCGTCTCACAGCCCGGTGCCGCTGCGGTTTGTCTGGCATCATATCCAGCCGCAGGAGGCGGGCGGGAAGACGGTGCCGGAGAACCTGGCGCAGCTGTGCGATTCTTGTCATTACACGATCCACCGGCTGATGTGGATCATGGCGCAGATCGCACTCGGCCAGACGGTCACCCCGGAGCAGCAAAAGCAGGTCACCACCCCGCCGCGGCGCGCCCAGCTCGTGCTGGCCGGGAAAGGATATGAGGCATGCCGGGCAGCCGGAACCATCGGGAAAATCCCCAACGAGGGCTGACATGCTCCGCTTGCGGTGACCTGGTACAGCACCATTATGACGGCGGGTGCGCACGTTGCCCCTGCCGGATACCGCAAACTGAGGCAGAATACAGGAAAGTGCTGAGGGACGCGACCATGACCAGGGAAGAGTTCGAGAGCTACTGGGCTGGTAATTCCGGCATCAGTGTCGATCAGATGCACCAGGTGGGGCTTCGCGCTGAGGAATGCGACTGCGGCGAAGACCTGTGCCCGGGCTGGTCGGTCGACTGGGATCACCGGAAGGGGGAGGTGAGCCGTGGCTAAGTACACGTGCGTCAAGTGCGGGCGGAAGCTGAAGCTGCTGGAGATCCTGTACTGCCGCAAGTGCAGGAGGGAAGCGCAGCAGAAGTTACCTGTAAGGGCTGGAAAGAGAGCCCCGGAAACAGCGGTTACCTCATACAGCAGTGGTACAATAGTGGTATGACAGCTCAGATACCGGGGCTCACCCCGGAAATGGCCGAAGCTGCACGTGACGTACTCGCGCTCGTACGCGCCGAGATGACCGGCGACCGCGAAGCCACCGCAGTTATCATCGGCCCGCTCGACGCCAACCACGCCAAGATGCTGCTCATACTCACCGCATCCCTCACGGCACGCGTCTTGAAATCCCGCGGCGGCGACGACATCGAGGAATACCTCGCCAGCTTCGCCCGCACCCACCTGACATAGGAGAGCCGTGGACAGGGAAACCGAGATGCGGCTCCGCAGGCTCGCGGTCAAATGGGTATCCAGCGCCCGGCACCCGATGCGGGTGAACCGCCCCGAGGAACGCGACCTGCTGATGAGATGCGCCGCCGAGCTTCAGCAGGAACTCCACGCTGAGCGCACCCGGATGACTGGCCCGCGCCGGTCGTGCTGCCCCACTCAGCCAGGCGACAGCCACCTCGGCACGTGCGAGAAGAACATATGACGCACTGGCTGACTACGTTCGACCCCGACGACGGGGAACCCACCGGTTCGCTGTGCCACTGTGACATCGACGCCGACCACGACGGGGCAGGGAACATCATGGATCCCCTGTTCCCGCTTGAAACATCACAGGAAACGAAAGAACCAGATGACTGAGACGTTCGCCTATGACCTGCTCCGCCGCGGCGCGGAGCAGGTCGTGATCAAGCCGCGCGGGCATTCGATGGAACCCGTGATCATGGACCGGCAGCAGGTCACCATCACCGCGCTGCACGACGATGACGTGCTGGCCGTAGGTGATGTCGTGCTCGCCCGGGTCAGAGGGAACATCTACCTGCACAAGATAACCGCGATCGACGGTAACCGCATCCAGATCTCCAACAACCACGGGCACGTCAACGGCTGGACACACCGGGACAGGATCGCGGGCATCGCCTGTCTGTGCTCCTGCTGCGGCCACAAATGCAACCCTGGCACCCGGGGGCGACGATGCGGGGTCTGCGGGCACAGGTGCAGCGGGAAAACGGGAGGGATGGCATGATCGTCGTAAGAACGAGCAACGGCGAGTTCAACGTCCAGGCTGACACGTGGGAGAACGACGGTGACGGCGACCTGGAGTGCCTCGACAAAGACGGCGACGTGGTGGCGACTTTCCCGCGCGGCTACTGGTGCGCCGTGTACGAGTCCGGTGCGGTCACGCAGCGGACCTCAGCATTCCAAGCACCCCGAGCACTGGAGGACCCCACGTGAGCCTGCTGCCAGCGTCCGCGTTCCCGCTTCAGACCGTAGCGAACAACATCACCGGTGCTGACGGGCAGAACTACCGGCTGTGCGGGGTGAACTGGCCGGGAGCGCACCAGGACAACCGGGTCCCCGCCGGGCTTGACAAGCTGAACCGTGCGGATATCATCGGGCGGATCGTGTCGTGGGGACTGAACCACGTCCGGTTCCCGCTCGCCACCGGGACGGTCCTGAACAAGGACGGCACCCCGTACACCGGCCTCATCGACCCCGCACGGGTCGCCGCGAACCCCGACCTGGCAGGCATGACACCTTGGCAGCTCTACCAGCAGCTCGTAGCCGACATGAACGCCGCCGGCCTGTACGTCATCATCAACAAGCACCTCAACTATCCCGGCTGGTGCTGTAGCAACGACGACAAGAACGGGTTCTGGTACAACGACAACTGGCCGTCATCTACGTTCACCGGCTTGTGGATCACTATCGGCACCGCGTACGCGAACAATCCCATGGTCGGGTTCGACCTGCACAACGAACCCCGCTCGGCTGTGATCGGCGGTTCGACGCTCACCCCTTCGTGGGGTGACGGCAACGGTGCGACGGACTTCCAGCAGATGTACCAGAACACCATCGGCCGGATCCGGTCGGCTGTCGCCGCGACCGGCAGCACCCTCAAGCACCTGGCGTTCTGCGAGGGCCTGAACTACGCGTCCGACCTCACCGGGTGGCTGGCCCACCCAGTGACCGGTGTAAATATCGTCCCGTCGATGCACGACTACTCGTGGTTCCACAAGAACCCCGACGGCTCCCAGCAGTCCGCATCCCAGTACAACGCTGCGATGGACAACAAGGGCGGGTTCCTGGTCACGAACGTCACCGCACCGGTGTGGATCGGCGAGTTCGGCGTCGACCTGGGTACCCGCACGAACATGACCAGCGGTTTCATGTCGAACTTCCTGGCCTACGCTAACACCCGGCACCTGCACTGGTGCTGGTGGTCGCTGTCCGCGCAGACCGTCCTGGGTACCGAGCCTTCCACCAACGTGGTCAAGGCACCGGACGGGAACCGGGAAGCGTTCGGCCTGATGAGCGGTCAGGACTGGAAAGGCAGCAACAGCGAGATGATCACCCTGCTCCAGGGGATCATGTGATGATGCGCGACAGCACCAAGATCAGGGCCGTGTGGTGCCTAGTCGGCGCGATCTGTGTCATCGCCGTGGTCGTCATGATCATCACCATCAGCCTGGCGAGGTGACAATGGCAACGGACCTAACCGGTGAAGAAGTCATGCGTCTCCTCGAACTAGCCGACAAGGTAGTGATCTGGACCGGGCAGGACACCCTCAAAACCGGCTCAGCCGGTTATGCGGCGCTCGTCGCTGCCCGGTACGAGTATTACAAGGCCAGGATCGACTTGCTCGCCGCCCATGGCCACCAGCTCAACGCCCTCCAGACCGGCGGTTGCACATGCGGCTGGCGCGACAAGGACCACAAGATCAGCCCGTCCTGCATGTACCATTACGCCGCCCAGCTACAGCCAGAAAACCACAACATCCCATGGAACTGTCCCACCTACTACGACGGGTGCAACTGTGAAGATACGCCTCGGCCGGCACCAGGACCGTAACCTGTATGTCCAGCTCGGAGACGAACCATCCGACGAAGACGAGTACCTCGGGGTGATCTTCGACCCCACCCGGGCGAAGTTCATCGTCGAGATACTCAACGGGGAACGCCCCCCGTTCGACCGCCCGTAATACCCGTACCGTACCGAGAGAGAGCACCGTGCAAGTTATAACCGTCACCCCGCAGCTCCAGCGTGTCATCGACCGCGCCTACCCGGGTCTGCCGCCACGCCAGCAGGCCAACAAGGTCCGCGACCTCCTGTTCGACGTCCTGCTCGGCATGGCGGAGAAAACGCCAGCCGCAGATGTGCCGCCCATGCCTGCGGCGACGAGAGCCGAGGCGGCCACCAAGATCGCGAACCGGATCGCGAAGATGGCACCGGCGATCGACGACCAGAACTGGGTGAAACTCGAAGCGTTCATCGAACAGGCAAAGATGGCGGGCCTGTGGGACAACCCCGCCGAGCTGCGCCTGGTCGCCCGCCTCAACGATCCCTTCGACGGGGCAGAAAACGAGCACCGGGTGCAGAACAGCCGGATCACCGCGTACTTCCGCCGCCTGGCCGCCTGATGCTCACCATCCACATGCCCGAAGGGGACAAGGAAAAGCGGAAACGGCAGCGCCTCCGGGGGCTCGGCTACATCATCGCCGGGGTGATCATCATGGCGTCCATTTTCCTGTCCTGGACCAGCAAGTTCTGGTTCGTTCCGATCGCTGTCGAAGCCTGGTGGCTGTGGGCCGTGTACAGCCACGACTGGGACAAGGAGGTTCACCGGCATGGCGATTAAGCTAGGCAGCAAACCCGGCCCGAAGGACGCTCCGAAGGAGACAGACAACAGCAAGCTGTCACCCCTCGTCCACCGCATCGGGAAGAAGAAGTAACCCGTGGCCAGGCACTCCACGCACCTGTGCTGGTCATGCGGGGGGAAAATCTCGCCTGAGCAGGACGAGGAACGGGTCGGCGGGCTCAAACCCCACGAGATCAGGTACCGGCACGCCGGCGAAGCGGACTGCCACGAGTACTTCACCCACATGAGCACCCGCCGCCCGGGCAGCCCCGCCGACCCCATCGGCTACCTCGACGACCAGCGGGACGAAGAAGGCCGCTACCACGCACAGTTAGGAAGGAAAAGTCAGCCCCGCGGTGCCGCACCGCGGGGCTGACCCCACATCATCATGCGATACCCCTGGAGAAACTGCACGGACAAGCCGTGCCCCTGCCACGATCCCGTCGTTTTCGGTCACCACGAACCCTGCCCCCGCTGGGAAACACGAGCAAACCTGCCCGCGCTGCCCGGGTTCCGCTCGATGGACATCAGCGCAGCGTTCGCTGACACCGCGGAAACCATGCGGCTGTACAACCGCACCCTCGCCCACTTCAACGCGCTGCTACGCGAAACCGCCGACGCTATTTCCCAGTGTCAGTCTTCTCAGACGACGAACCGTGGGTCTTCGCCTGCGAACGGCCAGGACTACGGGCCGGCTTAGCCGGGTCCTTGTCCTGGCCGTCACGCCACGTGTGACCCTGCTCGCACGACCAGACGATCTCGTCGTTCGTCGCGTCCTGGATCATCGTCCGGTTGGTGCTGCCGCAGTCAGGGCACGCGTTCGGTACGTCGCTCACTTGCTGCCCGTCTTCGACTTACCCGAGGTGTCGTCGTGACCGGCCTTCACGTTCGCGTTCTGACCGGTGCCCTCACGGGCCTGCTCCTCGCGGACCGCGTGGTCCCGCAGCGCCGTGTCACCCGCAGCCTCGTCGCCGCGCGCCGCGGCACCCAGCTGCGAGTCATCCCGGCCCGCAGCGTCGGTCACCGGCTGCCCCGCCAGCTCCTGCGCCAGCGTCTCCCCCTCGATCTGCGTCACCGGGCGAGGATCACCCTCGTCGTGCAGCCGCTGAGCCTCAGCCATCCGCTCCTCGTACGTCATCTCCGAGAACTTACCCATTACGAGTGCCCCTTCCAGGCGAAACGACCCGGCCCACCCCCTAATCTACCCACCGGGCCACCATGAAACCGCCACCCCGGAAAGCGATCCTCTTTTATGCCACCTGCGGAAACGTGGCACTCAGAAGTGGTGCAGGCAACCGGCGCTGTTCGCGACGTTCAGCCAGAACTGGCTCCCGTTCGTGCTCCCGGTGATCTTCAGCCCGCCCAGGCCGCCGTTCCAGTTACTGGACCAGTGCGCGTTCCAGTAGCCGTCGGCGCTCTGGCATGCGGTCGCCCGCGCCACGAAGATCGTGCCGAAAGCACCACCCTGCCCGGTGTTCGGGTTATTGCACGTCGTCAGCCCCGCGTGGGCGTCACCGGAAGAACCGTTCAGGTCACCCACGCACTGCCCGTTACCGTAGCGGAGCTGGACGATGAGGAACCCGGACGGGATGCCAGCGATCGGGCAGCCGTTCGTGGTCAGTGCAGTACCGGACTCGCACCGGTTGAAAACCTCCTGCTCGGAGAAGTTCTCGTTACTGGTGCCAGGGCCCTCGGCCTTGACGTAAGGCCCGCCGTTCCACGCGTTCAGGCACGGGAACTCCGGGCTGAACGAAGGGCTGGCCTGGCAGATCTCCTGCTGAACCGCCCACGACGGTGCGGCAACCGTCACGGCCACCCCAGCGGAAGCCACCAGAACCGCCACGAGCGGGATAATCCTGAGTAGTCTCTTCATGCCCCGACCATACACAGTTAGTACACGAAAGGACAGTGGGTGAACTTCTTCCGCTGGTGCGACCAGCGCCGCGGCTGGTTCGCAGCAGCCGGCGCGGTGATCGTCATCGCCGCACTCAGCCTCGCCGCCGCCACCTGGGTGCAACGCCACACCACCACCGTGGCCAAGCCAGGCGGAGGGCAGAAACAAGCCACCGCCACGCACACGCACGCCACCAGGAACGCCCAGGCGACCACCCCCTACCAAGCACCCACCCCCCCGCACCAGACGGCCGTACAGAGCACCACAGCGAGCCCGCGCCCTTTCCCCGCAAGCCCCCGCCACACCGCCACGATCACAGTCACCGCCTCCGCGACCGCAGCCACGGCAACCACCACCACACCCAGCGCCACCCCGGGCAGCACAACCGCATCCCCCGAACCCGACCCAACCCCCACCGAACCATCCCCAACCCAGCCAGAACCCACCGAACCTAGCCCAAGCAGCCCGCAACCCACCCAGACAGGCACGACATGATCGGCACCGTCGTCGTAGACGGCTACACCTACCAGATCACCCACATCATCCTCCGCGAAAGCTACCTCGTCATCCAAGCCTGGCACCACGGGCCCGTCCGACCCTGCACCGGCGAACCCGCCGCGGTCTTCGGCGAAGACGGCATCGGCATCTGCCAGTCCTGGCTCACCACCATCACCCCACGCGAAGCCGCCTGCGACAATGTAGGCATCGAACTCAGGATCAAGATGGTCCACATGGAGACGATATGAACAAGCGCGACGGATGGACCTGCCCCAGCTGCGGGCTCCGCAACGCACCCTCGATCCCATCATGCGCCAACTGCGGCACCCTCCGCCCCGCCAGGTAACCATGTGCGGCAACAACCGGTGCATCTACTACGGCTGCGACGCATGCTCCCTGCGACTCACCGGCGACATCATCCACGCCCACCGAGACGAATGCGACTGCACCAACGAGATCAACGCCGAATTCTGCTCACCCGCATGCCTCACCGACTACCAGACCTGGGACCCCTGCGACTGCGGCCACGACAACCCCTGGCAGACACGGAACGGGCCAAGCACCAAATGACACCCCTGCCCACCGAACACGAAATCCTCGAACTCGGCACCCGCGCAGCGTTCTGGCTCGCCGCCGCAGACAGCGACCCCGCCTTCATGCTGGCCATGCACCAGCTCCTCGCCGCACCACCACGCAAGAAGACGAGCCCCGCAGACTACGGCGTCACCAGTACCAGATCGAACCCACCAGAGGTGTAACTTGAACTGCACAGCGAAAATCCGACCGTTCCCCAACCCCACCGAGCTGGCCTGCGAACACGACGGCACCGGCTGGCACGAACACCACGCCACCCTGCGCGACTACGCCTACCCAGGCTCAGCCACCATCATCACCTGGCACGAAGCCGACCGGCGCACCTACCGCGGCACCTGGCAGCCATGCACCGGCGAAGAATGCACCCTCCCCGCCGGGCACCCAGGACGCCACGCGACATGAGCAGCACCGGTTCACAAGGAAATCAAGCTCGACCGCTGACAAGAGATAACCAGTACCAGCGGCGGCCAGCCACCGGATGCCCGATCGACCCCACCAGCAGCAGGATCAGCCCGACCACCAGGCAGATGATCCCCAGCGTCCACAAGATCGAGATCCCCAGCAGGAACCCCAGGACCAGCAACACGATACCGAGAATAATCATGACCCGCTCCTACCCTGAAACGAGCACATGAAGCCAGAAGACACGCTAACCGAAGGACGCGGACGGCCACTGCGCGAGGCACTAGCACTCATCGCCCGCGCTGCCCTGCCTGATCCGGGTTTCGCCGAGGATATGCAAGACCTACTCGCTGATGCCGGGAAGGCTCCGGAAGAACCTTGGGCACCATAACGACCGCACCGGTGCGGGAGCGGCGGGAGCGGCGGTGGCGCGGTGGGCCGCGGATTTTTGTGCGGGGAGAGAAATCCGAGCG